ATGCTATTATTTCTGCCATTTTTTACTAGAGAGAACAGAATAACCGTGTTAGTTTCAGATTTTTATTTTGACTTGCCCGATGAGCTAATTGCTCGCTACCCAACTGCCGAGCGTTCTGCCAGCCGACTACTTCATTTAAACGGCGAAACAGGCAAGTTTGCTGATCAGCAATTTATTGATTTATACGATCACATTAATGAAGGTGATCTTTTAATCTTCAATAATACTCGAGTGATTCCTGCTCGACTCTACGGCCGTAAACCAAGTGGTGGAAAAGTTGAGGCATTAGTGGAACGCGTATTAGATGAACACCGATGTTTGGCACACGTTAAATCCTCAAAAGCCCCCAAAGAAGGGGCAAAATTAATTTTCGGAGAAGATAAATTAGGCGAAGGAAACGGTTTTACCGCCACAATGATTGCTCGCCACGAGACTTTATTTGAATTAGTGTTTTGTGAAAATCAACCGTTATTTGATTTATTACAACAAGCCGGACATATACCTCTGCCACCTTATATCAACCGCCCTGATGAAGATACTGACCAAGAACGTTATCAAACCGTTTATAGCAAGGTGTTAGGTGCCGTAGCCGCCCCCACTGCAGGATTACATTTTGATAATGCGATGCTTGAAAAACTAAAAGCAAAAGGGGTAGATACGGCTTTTGTCACCCTTCACGTTGGTGCGGGTACATTCCAGCCTGTGCGAGTCGATACTATTGAAGAACATAAAATGCACGCAGAATATGCCGAAGTAAGCCAAGAGGTTGTAGATAAAATTTTAGCCACCAAAGCGCAAGGAAAGCGAGTGATTGCAGTTGGCACAACGTCTGTTCGCTCAGTAGAAAGTGCCGCTTTGGCAGCAGAAAAAGAAGGTAAACTCATTGCTCCATTGTTCTCTGACACCACGATTTTTCTCTATCCAGGCAAGCAGTTCAAAATAGTTGATGCGTTAATTACCAACTTCCATTTACCTGAATCAACATTAATTATGCTAGTTTCCGCTTTCGCTGGTTATAAAAATACGATGAATGCCTATGCCCACGCGGTTGAAGCGAAATATCGCTTCTTCAGTTACGGTGACGCTATGTTTATTAATAAAAACCCGAATGCACTAAATGACGTACCTTGATTTAAGGGCTACTCATTTAAATTCAAACGAGTAAATCCGCTTTTTGCTAAGGACACTCATCTATTGATGCCAAATGATTATACTGTTTAATCCAACGTTTTAGTGTTGTTTTTGCAAGCTAAAAATCCCAACGGCTCAGTGAGCCATTTTTACCGTTGAAGAAACAATGATTTGCTGTTTGAAAGATAGGCTGTATTTAGTTATAAAAAATCTGCACCTTAATCAGTTGGTTGTTTAACCCAACTTTTGGGGTGCAGATTTTTTGTTATTCACTTACCGCAAATTAAACACGCTTGAAGTCCAAGTGAACTAATTAAAAGACACTCAAAATTTATCAATGAAATCAACGTGTTATTTAATCAGTTTATTTGATTTTTCCGAAACCACCCTCATTTTTCCGAAACTATCTATGGAATATATTCCAATTTAGGGTTCGGTCTACTAGCCCCACTGTAGCAGGCCCAATAATTGTGAAATATAACCACAAAAACTGCGAAATAAAGCAAGTACTATATTTTCTTAGTTTTTTGTGCAAGAGCAATATACCTACATATCCTTATCTTTCACCTTGCCCCCAGAAAACATATACGGATTTACATAACCATCATAATTTTGTGGTTGAAAATCATCTGGTACAGCTTGGATGAGTTGATTACACAGCCAATCAATGATGCACTCTTGCGTAGGCGGGACATTATTAATGTGCAATATGGTAGGTGCACCTACTGCGGCTTTCCCGCTCTCCTTTGTTTTTTTCGATATGTAGCTATCTATTGTTACGGTCGCAAAATTATACTTAAAATCAACACTGTATGCCGTGATTTCGTGGTATTTTACGTCCGCTCCTGTATTTTGATCTTCGATTACTTTTTCGATAAATTTAGTCATAAGATTGTCCTTTTGCAGATTGTTGATAAAAAAAGACCGCTTGTATTGCGACAAGCGGTCGAGTTGATTAAATCTTTACTTTTATAATCTATAACTTATAATAAACTTATGGATTATAAATGAATGGGATTGGAAAATGGCTGAATGAGCAAGATATACAACTTGGAGTACACAAAATGAAAACATTGAGCCAATATATCTCTGAACTACCAGTAGAACGACAAGCTAGAATTAAAGAAAAAGCAGATGAGCTTATTCTTGAAACAGGTTTAGCAATGCTAAGAGATGAAGTAAACCTCTCTCAACAAAAACTAGCTGAAGTCTTAGGCGTTTCTCAGCCTGCGGTTGCTCAAATTGAACAGCGTGGAAATGATATTAAATTGATTACATTAAAACGCTATATTGAAGCAATGCAAGGCACATTAAAACTCGCCGTGACGATGCCAACAGGCGAAGAACGCATTTTCCGTATTTAGTTTCTCGCCCTCACTGAGGGCGGTTCAGCTACCTATACGTAGCGGTGAGTTGAAAAATCAAGAAAGAATTAAAAATATAAAAAGACCTTTAATATAAGGACGTTTATCGCCAGTTTCTACAGTAACTGTCAGCTCTGTATTAGCAGGTATATCCCAAATATCTGTCACTCCAGTATAGGAATAGTAAAACCCCTTCTCTCTATCTCTGTTGTCATAAGTTGTGATTTCCTTACGATAATCGTTGTTTACCCACGTCTTTAAACCTGTACTAAACTCAATAACTATATTATCATCACTGATGAAGTTAGTAGGCGGTAAATATAACACTCTCTTTTTGGGTGAGGGTGATATAGTAAAAGAGTTATTATCTTTATATTTCCTCGGATCATTCATATTCAATTTTTTGTATTCAACAACATCATTTAAGATATTCTCAGCATATACATTCCCACTAAATGTGCCTGTCACACCTTCTATTCTGCCTCCCCGAATTGTACCACCTTCTATTGTTGTTCCTGTAATTGTACCACCTGTAATTGTACTGCCCGTGATAGTATTACCCACAATTTGACCTCCGTTAATGATTGGAGATGTAATTGTCTCATTTGCTTTAAGGTGACGGCCAAGAATAGTGCCATTAGCGATTAAGTCACCATTCATCGCTGTTTTACCGTCCACCACAGAAAAAACGGGGGTTACGCTATTATCCTGTGCATTTTTAACCACGGCGAATTTATCAGCCATCACAATTACACTGGTTTCAACGGTGCGAGCATTAGCACTGGCACCGAGTGCAATACCTGCAATTGCAGTACGTCCACCCGAGATTGCCTCAGTTTTGATGGTATGTGTACTGTGCACCTCATTGTTTTGTAGGTTTGCTACCGTATTACTAAGCGTAGATATTTGCCCACGTAACATTCTCCCTTGATTATTAAAATCATTTGTTATTTGGTCAAATCGCTGTATTTGACTTCCGTAACGGGTTACCCTACTTTCTAGGCTTGATAATGCTGATACGTTAGCTTTGCCTATTAACTGGTTGCTTAACTGTTCAACTTTTCTTGCCTCTGATGTAATGCGTCCATCTACTTGGGTCACCCTACTATCTAGGCTTGATAACGCCGAAACGTTCGCTTTGCCTGCTAGGTTGCTTTCGAGTAGAGTCGTTTTTGCAGTTAAGGCTTGAGTTTGCGTTGTCACTGTCCGTTTGTGTTCGGATAATTCCGCCACCACATCAGCTAAGGCATTATCAGGTAACGTTAAGCTCACATCACTTAGCGTAATCGTTGTGCTATCTCGTGGGCTAGTACGATAAATGTGTAGATTATCATTACCGCCATTGCCTACAACCCAATCAAGCTCATTGGGGGTGCCGTCTGCCATTATCTCACCAATCCGATTAACACCTCGTGGCGAGGAGTTGTAAATCAGTACTCGTTGGGCTGGAGCTGTTGTCGCCTTGATGATAACTTTTTGCCCTTCTGACAGCGTACGACCAATCGGGTATACTCCAAGCAAAAACGCGGTGGTTGTCTTATTGAGAGTGTCGCTTAATAGGTTTTGGCTCGACATCACATTATCAAATCGTGAGGTGAGACGTTCAACGTTATTAGCTTGATCCAATTGAGCTTGCTTAATCGTTGTTATCTCGCTTGCTGCATTGTCCGTCACACTCTTAATTTGACCATATTTCTGTGATAAATCACTTGTGGTTATTGCTAATTCACGCACATCTGCCGTCTGTCTACCCACTTTTTGCGTTAGATTAGTTATCTCTTGGGTTTTGGTATGTTCTGACTGTTGCAACACCCCGATATCTTGGATAGCTGATGCAATTTGCTGACGTGCAGCAGTAATATTAGCATTCACATCATTGGTCATTTGCATTCTGGCATTTGCTTCAGCTGCAACTGCGGCAGTTCGTGCTTTTGCTTCTAAAGCGACAGAATTATCCACATTGTTTTGTAATGATTGTATTAGCTCTCGCCCTAACGTACTTTCCGTGATTTTCCCTTGTAGATAGCCTACAATTTTATCTCCCCCTTGCTCTGGCACACCTTCAACGGCTTCGGTCCATTGACCTGCTGTGCTATTTATATTATCCACCATTCTCAACCAAAAATAGTAGGTGCTTGTCACCTCTAAGCCATCGTAGGTATAGCTGTTGGTGGGATACGCTAAACTCACCAATTTACGAGCGGTTTCAAAGCGGTTTTGTTTTGACACCCAAATTTCAATGGCGGAGTTAGGTGGAGCATAAATCGGATTTTTCCAAGATAAACCAATCCCGAATATTTTAGGGAGAGCAACCAGCTCGCTCACAACAAAGTTTATATTAAAGGTTTTACTGACCGCGTCCGATAGTCGCCCTTGCCCATCTTTAGCCCGAATTTCTGCTACATAGTCACCATTTGGTAAATTAGCAAACGCAAGATTAGGCTCTTTCAAATCATCATAAAGTTGATAAAACTTATCATTCCGAAATAATTTAACTTGGTATCTCAATCCTTGTCCCACAAAAGTGGGGGCAGAGAAATTTAATATCACCCCGCTACCATCGACCCCGATTTCTGGACTGGTAACAGGTAGCAAACTATAATGAGTTGTTGCGGGCAACGGTTCAAAGATTGCACTCTCATCTACAATCGCTTCTTTTTGCGGTTCGTGCTGCAGGGCGGTAATGGTATTCGTACCATCGGCATTTTCCACAATCGATATCGATCGATATAACCCAGATGTAATCTGCTGAGTGGATAGCGACCATACGCCGTAAACCTCTAGACCTGTTGGAGTACTACTAAGGGTGATTTCCGTACCATTTACCGATTGGATTTTGATGGTTGAGTGTGTTGCCTCAGCATTGATATAAGTAAAATAGCTGGCATTATCAATGGTAATTTCACGGTCTAACGTGACTTTTTGCCCATTAATCGCCAGCACTCGTCCGCCAATTTCTGTCCCTGCATAGTGGCTGTCTGCCACACGGATAATATCACCTGGTAAATGCATTAAGCCTTCACGTCCCACAGTAAAGGTGATGGTTTCTTTTTCTCGTTTTTCGGTTTCTAAAATCCATTTACCTGTGCGGTGAGCCTGCCCTCGAGAAGTACAACCAAAAGCGGTCACTTGGCTTAAATTCAAGCCGTGCTTTTTGATTTCTTCATCATCTGAAACATATTCAATCGCTCTTTCATAGCCATTCTTTTTATCCGAATAGGTCACTTGCACTGCGTTATGGCGGGATTTTCGAGCGGAATACGAGCGCTCAAAACCACCCACCACATTGGCATTAGTATAAGTCCAAACTGGATCACGCGGTCGGTCGATAATGACTGATACTTCCGAGCCTGTCCAAATCGGTATCGCACGGAATACCGAGCAGAAATCATTTAATAAGTCATAGGCACTTTTTACCTCAGTCAGCCATACATGACAGGTAAAACGTGGTTCTTGCCCGCCCATACCGTCTGGCACAAGTTGATCGCAATAGCGTGAGACATCATACAACGCCCATTTATCAAAGCTAATTTCAACCCCGAGCATTTTGCTCAAGATTGGGGCTAAATCGTAGATTTCCCACGCAGGGTTATCTGTCCACGCAATCTTAAATGTCCCATCCCAAAAGCCGTTATAGGTACGCGCAATCGGGTCATAGTTACTTGGTACTTTGACCTTTTTCGCTTTAATTAAATAGTTGCGGGTCGGGATACTATTAAAATATTCAGAATCAAAGCTAATCCCCCCTACCACAGAGTTCGGATAGGTAAATTCAGTATCGATAATTTCAGTGTAGCTGCTCCAAATGGTACTGTTCTGCAGGCGTTGGGATTTGCTATCGTCAGTGAGTCGCTCCACAGAAACATTAAACGGCACAGAGGGCAAGCGATCAAACACAACAGACTCAAGGTATTGCGAGCTGTATTTACCATCAAATGTGTGAGTATGTTGTTGTGTGCCAATCGTGATTTTTAGACTCACGCGGCTAGTATTGGTATCGCCTTGGTCGTTTTGATGGAATAAAGAGCGTACGCCGAGCGTTAAACGCAAACGGCTTATCCGCTCATCGGTTATGGTTCGAGCAATAGCCCCATTCTTTTTCTTGACCTCTACACCAACATTCACTTCATTCTGTGAACTATCGTAACCATCTAACACATCTTGATCTTGCGTACCAACATTTAACTGACCGCTCACATTATTAAAATTATAGCTGCCATCCTCATTTTGGACTTGGGTCTTGTCTAAGTAAATCGATTTAAAGCCATCAGCCAAGCCTTCAATTTCACCCTCACAGAGCAACTCAACGATATTAACGATCTGTTTTGATCGTCCCGTTTCTGGTGCTTCAATCGGAGTATGCCCGCCACCGCCGCCTTTTGCACCGTAAATACGCATAACTTACCTCCTAAACGATTTTTTCTTATTACTTGCTGGTTGATTCTCTTTAATTGTCATCGTTTCCACGCCTTGTGAAATCACCAGTGAACCTGTTCTAATCAAGCCATACGCCAACGGTACAGGCTTGCCTTGTGCGACTAAGTTATTCAAATTCGAAAAAGCGGTTGAGCTTTCTTTTTCTTTTTCATTGCCCATATTGAGGGCTTTGGGCATTCTAGTCAGCATTTGAGCCACACCACCTAGCAACATTGAGGCACCTACCCCTATCACCATCCCTTTTGTAATCAAACCACCAAGCAAGCCAGCTGCAGGGATAAAAAATGATGCGCCAATTAATGCCGCACCTAACACAACATTAAATACGCCTGCGCGTTTTGCCCCTTGAATCACGGGCGAAAAATGGATGGCTTGCCCTTTCTTCAGGCAATAAAAAAGCCCTTTTTCAAGGGCTGAAGCATCTAAATATTGTTTACCAATTCGGACTTTATATATGCCATCTCGTAGCGTTTCACGCAAGCCAGTAAGCTGTGAGCATAAGGCTCTGATAGCTTCTGCGGTATCTTTAACATCCAGTTTATTTACTAATTATTTACTGCAATATCATTCAATACGCCGTCAAAATCCAACTTATCCGCTAATTTATGCCGCCAAATACTGTGAGTATGGCGTAGCCAATAGCCATCATATAAATCACGCTTAGATAATCGGTTCGGACTGTGATGGATTACCATTTGCTCGCCAATATAAATCGCTGCGTGGTTAGGTACATCAGCTCCAACCTGCATTAAAATCACATCGCCGATTTGTGGCGTTTCCACTCGCTCGAAACCTTGCCCTTGAATATTATCTAAATATAAATTTTGCTCGGTATGCCACCAGTCATCTTGTCGCTCGAACTCGTCCATCTCGTAACCGGCAAGCATATAGGCATCACGGTAGAGCGTATAGCAATCCATTGTGCCGTGTTTAAACTCACGCCCGATTAAATGTGGTACATTGCGGAATTTATGGATTTGCCGATTATGCACCAACCACCAATCTAACCCAGTTTGTACCTGCATTTTGCGATCAAGGGTAGAGAGTACAGGCTTACCATTTGGTTCGGGGTGTGAATGCACTACCGCCACCAGTTCGCCTTTTGCTTCTGCTTTGATATAATCAAGATCGGAGATTTCAAAGTAATTAGCTTTGTCTTCCGCTTGGTTTTCGCAAGGGATAAATTGATTTTGTTTGCCGTCAAAAACAACAAAACCGCACATTTCGTGCGGTTCGTGTTGGAGAGCGTAGTCGATAATTTGTTGCTCTAAGTTCATTATTTACCCCAATTTATTTACCGAAACAAACCCGCCAAAATTGCGTTGATTGCCTCGCAATTTACAACCGTTCAGACAATGACTGCATTTATCGGCTTTTGGGTCTGATGTTGGTTTGTCTTTTTCGTCAAAATATAGCTTGCCGGTGTAGCCACATTCAGACGAGCGATATATCCAAGTGCAGGTATCAGCCATAATGATTCGGCTAGGGATTTTTGCATTATCGGTTTCAATCGGTAAGGCAAGCGTAAAGGTTGCCGTTTCACGAGTGAGGCTAGAGAGCTGTTCAATCACAAAATGGCTGATAATTTCTTGATTAGGATCGGCTTTGGCATTACCCCCCGCAAAATTCACCGCATCTAAATAGTGGGCGTAAACCTGATGACGGCGGACCATCGCTCCGATACATTCGTCAAACTGATTAGCAATACCCGTAATCATTCCAAACAGATTGGAGAGGATCAAGGTTGGACGGTTGCTTGGACCGCTGCTGTTACGCTCAAAACCACTTGCCTCAATAGGGTAAGGGTCGTAAGTTCGACCTTGCCACACAATACTCGTTTTCAGTTCGTTTAATCCTGAATAAAAGCGGTAAACTGGGCCAGCATTACCGCTTTTATCCTTTAATGTGCGTAAGTCCACCTCGTACAAATCAAGCATTGCATTTTGCTCAAGTTTGGCAAGGTCGAGTTTCATTTGATTGGAGATACTAACAGGCATTAGGGTACTTCCTTAAAAGTTAAACTAAATTCCCAATGGTTTAAGCCAACCATTTTTGCGGGCCAACTGCTACACACTACCTTTTTGTTTTGTTGTGTGTACGGATCTTTAAAATAAAAAGGAGATACCCCCGATGTTTGGCAAAAAATGCCTCCACCGCTAAATGTTCCCCTTTTTTCACTTTAATTGTGCCAATATAGGTTCGCAATAGGTTGTTTAAGCCTTTGGGCGAGCGTTGGGTATAACCATCGCCGAATTTGACTTCCATTATTTCGGGATTGTTTTCTACTGATAAATCAGTGCGAACGCACCATTGTAATGTTTCCATTAGGCAAATACTCCTCCTGCTCGGAAGTTATTTTGAATCATACCGTTTGCCTCCTGTCGGGCAATTTTACGCATTAACTCAACGGTAATTTGCATTTGATCGCCTTGCTGTTTTTGGCTTACTTTTGCCTCTGCTGGCTCGCCGTTATTGATAACCTGTACACTAATACTGCTTTGAGCTGACTTAGGTTGGTAAGATGATGAAGGTACTCTTGGTACAGAGACACCGCCGCCAGAGGCAAAAACACGCTTGCCATAGTTGAGGTAATTCAAGTAATCTAAACCAAGGCGAGAGGTAGCTTCTTTGGTGATGACATATTCGCCCTTGTGGACAATACCAGCTGGGGTATATTTACCGCCATCGCCAGTGTAGCCACCTGTAGCAAAACCAATTTTTCCCATAAATGACATATCAAACCCCATTGCTGTTCCTGCTGATTTGATACTTTGGAAGATCATCATTTTGATAATCATCTTATTAATATCACTTAAAATAGATTGAGCCATTGAACGGAAATCTGCTTTTCCAGTCATTACAAAATCATTTAGAGAATCAGCCATTGAACCAAAGGCATTTACTGTAATGCCTTTGATATTCTCGTTAATATTAGTAACATCATTCGCAAACTCCATAATGCCAGCCTGAAATCCTGCCTTAGCACTAGCACGATCTTTTTCTTGAATAGCTTGGATTTCTGCTCTCTTTTTCTTGAGCTGCTCAATCTCAATATTCAATTTTGCAATGTTTTCATCAGTCATACCAATTTTGAGCCTTGCCGCTTCAAGATCTAATGCGTGGTTATACTGCATTAGATCTTGCTCTTGGCGAGTTTTACCGAGCAAGGTTAATTCAAATTCCATCGCTTTGAGTTTTTCGCCGTTATTGTAGGAAAATTGAGATATAGCGACTTGTTGTTGGGCAGAATCTAACTGACCGGCTAACTCTTTGAGCCTTGCGACACCTTGCTCACCATAGCCTTTGTATTTTTCGGCATTGATTGCAATATCTTCAGTCAGTTTGCGGACTTCTTGGTAGTCGGAAACTTGACCGAAAATGGCAATATCTGCGGCATTCGCTTTTAGACTTGCCAAATGGTTTGTTATTTCAGAAATTTGGTTTTGATAATGCTCACCATAACGTGCTAAATCATCACTTCTCCCCCTATCTTTAGGGGCATTTTGCCGTGTAAATTGTTGCTCATACGCGGCTTTTAGTCGCTCATATCCTGCATCACCCTCTTTCAAGCCCGATTTAATCATTGCATCTTTGACTTGCAATGCAATTTTATTTTTACCTTTAGCCGAACCAATCGCATTATTACGTTCAATTTGCTCAATTGTTTCAAGATGTTTCGGGTCGATAACCGCAGCACCACCGATATCTAATTTCATATTAGACAGATTAGCGACAAGGACAGCAGCCCTCATCGCCTCGCCAGCAACTCCGCCAAGTGCACTTGCGATATTATTCGCGGCAATCACCATTTCGGGCGATTTAACAGTAAAGTTGCCAATAGCAAGATTTAAACCATCAAGTTTGATTTGGCTTTCGTCAATATGAGGATATAATTTGACAAATTCATCTCTTAGATTAGCGATTGGCACGTGTGCTTGTAAGGCTTTTTGAGCTTCTAAACTGGCATTTAACGTATTTTGGGCTTTTTCAACATCAGCAGTAACTAACTTTAATTCTTCTTGTGCTTTCGCTAAATCTTTCGCACTTTTCTCTAGTCTAACACCAGCACCAAAGGCATCATCTAAAACTGCAGCACCCTGCTCAATTTCTCGTGTGAGTTCAGCTTGGCGTTGTTTTAAACTGGCTAATGCGGACTCTTGCTCACGGATAGATCGAGATAGTTTAACCATTTCCGCATCAGTTTGAGCTTTAGTCATTTTCTCGATATTGGCTCGAACCGAATCTAAGCTATCGGCATAGCGGAGAGCTTCTTCTCTGGCTTGATTTGCTTTTTGATGCCAATCCCATAATACGGTTGCCCCTGCAGTCAATCCAATTGTGAGTAAGCCAATAGGACCTCCAAGCATACTTAATGCACCGCCTAACACACTAGCTGATTTTGCTGCTGTTGCTAATGTATTCGTTGCTGCGGTTTTTGCTTGGATTAATGCAGTTTCTCTTGCGGTTTGAACCTGCAACTCCTGGCTTAATAAAGCACGAGAACTTTCCACTCGAGTTAAATTCAATTGGGCTTGTAGCGAGGCAATATAGGCTCGTGTTGCATCTAGTTCTTTCTGTGTTTCAACTTGTTTCGCTCTTGTTTTCTCAATAATCGCCAGAGATTGTTGTCGAGTCGCCGTGATTTGATTGTAAGTGTTTTTGGTAAAGTCAGTCAGTCTGATTGCACCAAAGGCTAAACCTGCATTGATAAGTACGGGAGCAATTGCTGAGAAATTATTTGCTAATCCGTTAATGGCTGTAGCAGCAAGGCTGGACACGCCGATCGCTTTATCCATTTCCCCCACCCACTTTTCCGTTGCCGTGGTGAGATTTTGCATTGCACCGCTGATCGTTGTAGTTGTCTTGGCGTACTGCCGATTGACGTAACTCTCAGCTTTTTTCAGCCCCTCGATCATTTTTTCGGCGGACATTTCGCCGTTATCCACCATAGCTTTGAGTTCAGCGGTGGTAATGCCTAAACCTTTGGCGATCGCTTGCACGACTGACGGCGTTTGGGTCATCAATGAGTTAAACTCTTGGGCTTTCATTTTGCCCATTAAGAGCGATTGGCTAAACTGCACCAATGCATTAGAAGCCGTCGCAGAACTTGCCCCTGATACGGCAACCGATTTGGCGACCGTTTCGGTCAGTTTAGCGACATCGGCTTGCGAAATACCGAGCTGTTTGGCGTTTTGGGCAAAGGTTTGATAGACAGATGAAGTCGCTTGGGTTGATTGGGCGGTTTTAAGCGAAATATCATACACGTCCGCCATCGCTCGGGCGTGCTGGGCTTCGCTGTCGCTGACTAATCGGAGCTTGTTGCCGAGTTCGGTGTAATTGTCTGAAATTGTCAGAAAGGTATTTGCCGCCTCTTTGACTCTATCCAGATTATTGAAGCGAAATTCCCATTTTGTTGCGGTATTGATATTTTTTGCCGCTTGTTCAATATTGCTCAAATAATCGGTCGTGCGTTGGGCAAATTGCTTGGCTTTGGCGGTAGCTTGATCCATATTCAACACAAAATTGCGAGCAAATTTTTGTGCTTCATAATCGGATTTGCTCAATGCTGATTGAAACTTAGCACTTTCGAGCGTCAGGCTGATATTGAGTTGTCCCAGTGATGACATAGTGTTCTCCAATAAAAAAGCCGTTAGGCATAATACCTAACGGCTTCGATGTATCTATCTAGGTTATGTGTAGTTTTTCCCAAAACTGCGATCCCATTTTTGAGTTCTGGTTAAATGTGGATTTGTCCATATTTTATAAAGCCAATATAGGCAAGCCATTACCATTATGCTACATAAGGAAACAAAGATCATCGTGCCAGCTGTCAAGCCAAACAGATGATTTAATGTTAGTGATATTAAACCAGGAATGGCGAATAAAAAGACAATAAATATCAACTTCACTAAGAAACCGAGAGCATTCAAGAAAATGCCAAAAAATTCTTTCACTTCACTGAACATTTTTCCCTCCTGAGATGATCTGACTCAACTATACCGCCCACAACACAAAATCGCAAGCGGTCATTTTTTGCAAAAATTATCCAAATAATTCAGAATGCGAGCCTAAACGAACAAGGCGGAGCAGGTTATTTTCAACGGCATAAATCAATACCAAGTCGGGTTTAATATGACAATCTCTAAAACCTTGCCACTCACCGTGCAATGGGTGATCTTTATATTTTTCCGCCAGCGGTAATTGGTGTATTAGGCAATACATTACTTCCACATATTCTGAACTGCCGACTAATGCTGTTGCAATCTTTTTGAAATCCCTTTTATAGGCATTGGTGGGGGAGATTTGCAGCATTATTTACTCCGCCAGCATTGCTTTGTGGAAATCATTCAGTGAGGCATAAACCTCATTCTTCCCTGATTTAGCTTCCTGCATCGCAAGCTGAGTTTCAAGGTTTGGCTGATAATTCAAACTTAATGGAATAGTTTTAGTTTTGGCAATCTCAGTTAAAAACATATTAAACACTTGAGAAGGTGTCATACCATAGTTTTTAATCACATCAAATGCAATATTTTTTATTTCTGTATTTGTTCTAAAACTGAAAGCGTCATTAATCGTAGCCATCTTCTTCTCTCCTGTATTTCATTGCAACTATTTTAAAATGAATTACAATGAAATACAAGCTTTTTACCGTTTTGCCAAATAATCCGCCACACCATCATCTTCTATTTCCTCCGCTTCATCAGTCCGATTAAAAAACGGCATAAACTCCGCTAATTCGGGAGCTTTGCCTTTTGGATCACGGTTAATCATTGCAGTTAAATGGGCGAGTTGAGCGGTGCGGTAATCTTCACGCCACAAACCAAATGGTTGTTCTTGGTAGAAGAGCTGATATTCAGCAAAGTGGCGTTCAGGCATTTGTTCAATTTCGTCAAGCGTTTTTCCTAAGGCGAGCGAAAGGGTTAGCTGGAACTTTCTTCGCTCGCTGAGGTTTTTGGGGGCGAAACAGCTTGGTTAAATTCGATGATGACTGTGCTGTCTAATTCCGCAATGGCATTCAGATCGTTAATGTCGAGAGGATTAAACAATAATGCACCATTTTCATCGCATAAACGGTAAGCAACAGATTGTGCTAAGCGGTATTTTTCGCCAAAACGATTTAGAGCTTCTTCAAAGGTTTCATCATCTTCTGCCGGTAACGCATAATTTTCTTTTTCTGCTTGTTGGATTAACCAGCTACGAGTTTCAAAAATCTGTTTATTCATATCGCCAACGGTGGCTTCACGCAGGTAGTAGGTATCGCCATTGATTTCGATAGGTTGTAATTTTGGTTTATTAGCAAGGAGTTTGTCGCGGAGAGTCATTGTTCATTCCTTTTGTAAAATTTGGGATAAAAAAGACCGCTTGCAATATTACGAGCGGTCGATTTAGAGTAATATTTTGCAATTACACTAATAAGTAATCACGTTTGCTTGGTTTAATCGATACCGAACCTTCGTACTTACCTTTAACTTCGCCACTAAAGCCGTTACCCGACTCAATGAAACCTTCGCCATAGGTTGTGCCGTGGTTATCAGGTAATTCTAATTTGTACGCAAAGGTGGATTTGTCATAAAACAATTTGCGTAAGCGAGTTTGCATTTCCGTACTTGGCTTGTGAAAAAAGCTCAGTTTAATTGAGCCAAATTCAATTTCGCCGGGTTCGGTTTCTGTACCTTCCGAGCAGACCGTTGTAACATCTTCGGTACTTAACGTATCATCAGATTTTTCAATGTTTTTTACCGCACAGAATTGGTCTGAGTATTGTACTAAAGCAGCTTTGGCTTTGGTGTAATTAGCCGGTAAATCTTTACCCGTCCAGTTCACCTCTTCGCATAACTTGACTTGATCACCTGTTACAGAAAGTACAGGATAAATACCGTCTAACTGACCGCAACCCGTGATTTCGATCGCATCGCCTTTTTTATAGCCTGATGTAGCAATAGTAAGCGTTGCTGTGGCTAACGTGATAGCCGTAATTGCCTTTTGAGCTTCACGCCCAATGCCGATTCTAAATTTCGTGCCTTGGACTTTTGTTGTTTTTGCCATTGTAGATTCTCCTATAGGTATTATTTGCTTGTTAGTATTCAATATCAAAAATCAATGTGGCTGAGTGCCAGGTTCTTTGATTTTGATCTTGTTCGTACTGATATTGAGAGAGGCTGATGCTCTCTAAATGTTCAAACGCAGAATATGTTTCAACCACTTCACGGATTTTTTCGGCCCACTCATCTAATTCATCTTCTGCACTCTCAACCGATTTAAGATAAATCGTGATATTGAGTTGAGCCGTCCACTGCTCATCGCATAGGCTGAGTTCTTCACGGCTAATCTCATCAAGATAAATAGAGACGGCAAGCTGTTGTTCGTCAATATCAATAAAACTCTGTTGCCCGTTATAAAAATGCTCGATATCCGTTAGTTTTCCCTCTAATAATGCGAGGATTTCTTTTCGAATTTTAGTATGCGTTTTCATAATGCTCCTGCCAGTTGTTTTGCCAGTTCCGCTTGCAGTTGTTCTGGGTAATTTTTTAGCTCTCGTTCAAAAGCTTGCGTGAGCGGTTGTGCTAATGGCACTTTTGCTACATCAATGCCGTAGCGTTTGCGACCTTGACGAAACATAATGTGCGTTCGCCCGTTAGCAAGCCGTTGTCGGAAACCTCGCTGCACCGTGTGTTTTCCTACCCGAATACTGCCTTTGCTTGCTGACAAGCGGTTCGATTTCCGCTCTAAAATGCGGATCATCGGCATATTGGTACGATTGACTTTAATCGTGGCTTGCAATCTTGATGGCGTGGGTTTTGCCGTCATTCTTGCCCGCCCTTTGATCGTCTTTTGATTAACGCCAATCTCTGCTGCCACGCTTTTTACTGCTTTATTCATCGCTTGGCGTCCAACCGTGCGAATTGCTTTTGCAGCCGCTTTCGGCACGGTTTGCTTGGCGAGTTTTTGCATTGAGGCTTGTAATTCTTTCAAGCCTGAGATTTTTGCCCCCATAGACAATTACTCCAACTGTAATACCATTAAGTTATCGACAAAGTGATAGGATTTGACAAGGTATTTCTTGCCGTTTCCACTCACTCTGTCGTCTAATTTTGGTTTATAGCCACTTGCCCGAAATAACGTCAGCGTCCGCTCAGTACCGTGGATAGCTCGATCATCGCTTGAGTGCAAGCCATTAAAAATCGCTGGAGCCTCATCGTATGTTGCAGGGTACGGCTTACCGCCAATCAGCCATTCGCTCATCATTGTGGTTTGAATAGTGTGATCGGCGCTCGCCATTGCCTGCTCAAATGGGCTAGACATTGATTTTCACATCAACCGTCGTAGATGATGTGCCAGAGGCTTTCCACGCAATGCCCAAGCGTTTGTTACTGCCTGCGGTTAAGGTTGCACCTTCATCTTCCGACCAATACAACACCGCACCTTGTTTGATGTCATCCGCTTGTTTGGCTTTTACGTTAAACACACCTGTTGTTAAGCCCACAACTGCATCATGTTTAGCGGCATCAGTAACCGCAATTGCAATTAAATCTTCGGTGACGATCACATCACCGGAGGTAACGGCTTTGGTTGCGGTTAAACGAACTGTGTTGCCGTCTTGAATATAGTTTTTTGCCATATCAATTTCCTTTGTTTGAGAAATAAAAAACCGCACCATTAAACGTGCGGTCAGGTTTCAATTGGGATTAGGTATTGGTAACCTTCACCACGCCACGATAGTCAATCACATTCACCCCCGCATCAATACGGACTTTGGTTGCAACACCATCAATAGTAAAGCCGTGTTGTTGCTCAATGTAAGGCGTATCCACACCGTCCAGATAAGAGACTTCAATTGCTTCTTTATTAAGTAAATACCACGATTTCGGGTCGGCAATTTGTAAGCGAGGCGATTTTATCGGGCTGACAATATCACGGATTGGATTAATGATACCGCTATTGATGTCCGACCCCTCTACACTGCTTGAGCCTAAAATCTGTTTTGCTTTGGTGTGCAGTGAGGTTGGTAACAACATAAATTCTGGCTCAATAGAGAGTGGCTCACCACGACTGTTTACAAAACCATTCATTAGTTGGATCGCCTTGTCGATATTATCCACATCTAACTTCGCCCCCGTTAGGGTATTTTTATGGCTAGTATCAAACAGTTTTTTACCATCTTGGGCGGTCGCATTGCCAGTAATCAAGGCAAACACGAGTTTGGCGATGGTCGCACGGGCGGCTTGCCCCATTTTTTGCGGAATTTGGGTGAGCAGGTGCATATCGTCATTAATGATTGCTTGGCGAGTAATGCTGAACAATTGACCGTAAGTTGCCAGTGCCACTTGTGCCCCTTCATCGCCAATTGTGCCGTAGGTGTATTCTTCCCCTTCGCCTACCGTCGGTAAGTAGCCAAATTCACCCAAACCGACTCGTTTTGCTGGACGGAAGTCCGTTAACATACCTCGAGAGGTGAATTGCTCGTAATTTTCGGAGGCAGTTTCCCAACCTTTAAGTAAGGATTTGTGAGCCACATCAATCAAGATTTGGCCGAAATCAGAACTTGAATGAGTAAAGGCAAGCCCGACCATTTGCATTGGGGTATAGCCCGCAATACCAACGCCACGATCGACCAGTGAGGCACGAGCCAATTCACGCAAAGTCATTGCATTGTAGGCGTTGTCTTTGGCATTGGTTTTATCGGTATCTTGACCCGCACGAGCCATTAACGACTGTTTTACGCTATCACCAACAATATTGCCGTTCGCTGCGTGAATGTGGTTTTGTGGCACGCTTGGGGTGGTATTTTCGCCCAGTTTTGCCAGTAGTTTATCTTTAGCTTGTTCCGCAGTCATCGACACGTCCGCCAAGCAATCCGCCATTAACCCGTCGTATTGATGACCAAAAGCGGCAAAGGTGGCTTTAATGCTTGCATTACGTTGTGCAAATGCCGCGATTGCATCAGGTTTTGCAACATTTTGTGGGTTTTCGACCGCTTGCGGTGGTGTTTGAGGTTGTTCGGGTTTGGGATTTGCACCTGCATTGCCTTGTGGCGTAAATAACATTGCTTTGATTTCGTTTGGCATTTTTGTATAGTCCTCTAATTTTTTAGATTGAATAGACGCCATCGCCACAAGGGGATTGGCAAGTTTATCAGCAAAACCCAACTCAATGCACTCACGGGCATTAAGCCAAGTCTCTTCTTTCAGCATTTCTGCTAATTCATCGGTAGATTTACCAGTTTTCGAGCTGTACGCCGTAACTAGCATGCTTTCCACTTTATCAAGCAAATCCGCATATTTCCGCATATCATCGGCATCGCCGCCCTGAATGCCCCACGGCTTGTGGATCATCATCATAGCGTTTTCTGGCATAATGATTTCGTTCCCCGCCATTGCGATCACACTTGCCATAGAGGCAGCAAGACCGTCAATATAGACGGTCTTGTTGGCTGGGTGATTTTTTAGCAGGTTGTAAATGGCAATGCCGTCAAACACATCGCCCCCAGGCGAGTGGATATGCAGGTTGATTTGTTTAAGGTTATTGCCAAGGGCTTTTAAGTCTTTGGCAAATTGTTGGGCAGTTACGCCCCAAAAGCCAATTTCGTCATAAATGCTGATCTCGGCTGTATCGTTGGCTGATGCTTTGATGGTAAACCAAGACTGGTTATTCGTCTTGGTTACTGCCGCTGCCATCGCCATTGGGGCTAGAATCATTTGTTTTTTTCTCATTAATAATTCCTTGTGTATTAGTTAAATCAGTATCAAATTTCAAGCCCTCACGAGCGTTTTCTTTGATCTCGACAATCCGTTGCCGTTTGACTTCGGCAGGGTTGTTGCCACTGGCTCGGATTGCTTGCCCTTCGGTGGCTAAACCGCCTTTAATTCGTTCTTTCCAAGCATTAGCCTCTTTGATTGGATCAATCCACGGCATTACAGGGCCTGAATAAACCGCATTAAATAGCGAGTTTTGGCCAATATCAGGCGGCAGTTTGATCGCTTGTGAGGCGATTGCCATTTTGAGCCATTCCCGATAAATCGGGCGGCTGATTGCCGCCACAAACGCATCTTGTAGCACCGCATAACCTTCAAAACTTTCAACCAGCTCTTGTCGCTGTGCAGAGTAAGTGCCGTTGTAATCTCGAGCAATACTGGAATAGCTCGACCGAGTACCTGCAGCAGTCGCTCTAAGCTGCCCGTTGCGAAAGGTTTCCAAATTCACATTCGGACGGTTGGAGTTGATTAAACCGATGTCTTCACCTGGTTTTAAATCATCAATCACCGCACCAGGGGCAATATCAAACAGGCGTTCGCCATTACTGCTGTTTTCGTCATCATAGAGTGTGGCATCACCTTTTTTGATATACATCGTCATTGCTGCTGCAATGCGTGCAGCGACTCGTTCGCTCTCTTCGTACTCTTTGAGATCGGCGAGGCGAACAATCACACCGTGTAACATACTCACGCCACGAATTTGATGTAGCCGTTTGCGAAAAGCAAGGTGCAGCATATTTTCTGCCGGCACAGTTTTGATTTTGCCGTACATTGCGGTGCTTTCTTGCGGATTGTCTAAATAGACTTGGTAAGCGGTCGGTCGCCGCCACGCATTGAGAAAAACACCTTGCACCAAGCCGTTTTTTGCCTCGTCCGTCTGCATTGGCACAAAATCGGGTTCTAAGGCTTCCAACGAGAAAGCAACCGATGAACCGTGTTCTAGCCCTGCCACTTTGCCTTTCACCAACTGAACAAAGACTTCGCCATCTCGTAGCCAAGTCCGAAGTAGCATTCGTTCTAGCAATGGGCGAGTATATAATCCCGTCACATCAGGTTTCACCGACCATTCCGTCCACAGTTTGCGGATTTGCCCCGCTAATTCTTCGTGGATATCACCGGCAAGCGTGAGCGGTTGCGGTTCGATATGGATACCTTTTGAGCCAATCACCCGCTCTTCCATTTTGTCCAAAATGCCGATCACAATATCGTGATTTTGGTCTAAGGCACGAGCCTGTTCCCGTAAGCTCACCGCACTTTGGCGAACGGTAGTGTTTGCTCCTTTGCTTTCTCGGCTTGCCTTATGGGTTCGACTAGGCTGTGCCGCTTCATACGCATTCAGTACATAGCGATTTCGAGAGCGATTTGCCGCCCATTTTGGAGAAAAGGCAGCAATAGTTTTTTCGAGGAAGTTCATCTTAGCCACCGTTAAACGCCATAATCACATCGGGAAGTTTCCACCATACGGCGGCAGAAAACAGCAATACAATGAAGATATAAGCAAATCGGCGAGCTTTGGCTGATTTTTCGATTACTTCTAGCATTTTTGCGATCTCTATATTAAAATTCATTCAAATTTATGTCCTCTTAGCTACGATAAGTGGATATGAAAAACCCCGAGAGGTTGCCGCCACTCGGGGTTTGTTTTTAGATAAAGTTTGCGTACTTTATGCGATGTTTTCGCACTTTCTGACCGCTTGTCGCCAACTGTTCGTCCAGCATTGCTTGATAGCGATCACGCTGTTTGGTTAATTCCGCCACTTGATAGGAAACTGACCGTCCGTTAAAGCTCACTTGGCTTTGGGCGGTTTCGATTTTTTCATCAAGCGTGCGGATTTTTTGTTTAAGCTCGTCAATGGTATAAAGGCTCATAGCCAGCCTCCTGTTTTTCTTCCGCCACCACTTAACCAACTACTACTTTTTGTTTGCGTTGGCTTTGTTCGAGGTTTTGCGGATTTTTCTTCGATTTCGACCGCTTGTTCAGCCATTCTTGGCGTTTCCCGAATGATGTTTGGATTGATGTCGTGCCGTTTCGCCCAACTTGGCACATCGCTTTCATCGCCCCACTTGATCCGCTCGTAGCCTCGCAAAATAGCAATGGCGTGGGCGTAGAGCAGAACAGATCGAAGGCTTCGTTATTGCCCTTGCCCGGTTTTCGCCATTTACCGTCCGCACCGCGTTCTTCGTAGGTTAATTCGTTGAAGAACCATTCGCCGATCCAGTCGGGGAAGTGAATGTAGTTTGCCCCGACTGTATTACGGGAAAGAGCGTTGTTGATGCGATCTTTGAGAAAATCCGTCTGCAACAGATACAAAGGTATATCGCCCCGTGCCGAAGAGTGGCGGTCGCTCCGTGAGGTGTTGTCAGGGTGCGTTTTGGTGATCAGCTTTTGCCGTTTGGTGCTGTCACCTTTGACTAAATAGACCCGTTTCGCATAGCCATCTCGGCGGCATTTTCGCCAAAATTGGTAGGCGTTGTCGGTTACGCCCTCTTCGCCGCCACTGTCCACCGCCATTGCCAAAATCGGCATAAAGTCGCTCGGCTTGTGAGCAAGGGCGTAGCGTTTTTCCAGCACATCTGAAATCAGAATATGCCAATCTTCGGGAATACGAGGGTCGATTTTTTCGATCACACCATCTCTGTCGGGTAGTGTGTGCGAGATGTTGTAGCGGTCAATCAACCAGCGTTCGCCATTCTCGCCATAGCCAACCATCTGCACCACAAAACGGCGATTTTTGCCGCCCTGTACATCGACTGCCGCCACGATAAAGCGACATTGCGGTGGCACGGTTTTCTCTTCAACCTCTTCACGGCGTTCCATTAACTCATCGGCTCGGCGTTGTTCGAGGGCGGAACGAGGCAGGTAAGGCAAGCCCCAGTCGGTATTCGTTACCGCTTTGAGCGTTTCCTCGCTGCCTGTCATTTCATACTCGTGTTCAGCGTTGAGCAGTTTGTAGGTGAGTTGCGACCACGTTTGGTAGGCCGCAGCAGGCCCTTCAAGCCAAAATGAGGCAATGCGGGATTTGCGACTTTCACCCGAAATCTGACCGCTTGCATCAATTTTCTGCCCCTCTTTCAGCCATACGCCCTTGATATTTAGCTCTCGTTTACGTTCGGGGGCAATCAGGGCTTCGCAATGTGGGCATTGTAGCCGTGCATTTTCACTCGCTTTGACAAAATCCGTATCTTCCCGAAAGCCAACCATATTTGCCATTGACGGCTCGAAGTATTCTGAGCAGTCGGGGCATTGCCAGTAAAAGCGTCTGCGGTCGCCTCGATTGTAGAGGCTTAAAATACCGGTAGTCGGTGGGGCTTCGTGGCTACTTTTCGGGATATGTTTGAGATCGACAATATCTTTACCAGGCGAACTCTCCACTAAAGTCATTCCGGCTGACATAAAAGTGGTCGTCCGTTTGGAGGCAAGCGAGAAGCCGTCCCCCTCGCCGTCAATATCTTCGGGCCAGCGGTCGTAGTCGGTTAAAGCAACATACTTGTAATCAGACGATGACAGCACATTGATAGACGGCCAGCCAATTTTGAGCAGGTTGCCCGCGCGAAAATACTTGTCGTGGACATTATTGTCGTTTTTGCGTGGGCTTAACCGCTTAGCAATTTCGGGCGAACAGCGGAATGTTCGGTCTAATCGCTTGCGGCTATGTTCGCTGGCTTTTTCTTGGGTGAGTTGCACCAAGAGAAAATCAGACGGATCGCAAATGATTGAATAAGTAATCCAACCGTCTATCAAGCCGATGGTTTTACCCGTTCGAGCAGGTCCAACAAAAATCACCGCATCATATTCTCGGCTATTTAAGCAGTCCATCGGTTCAAGCATATAAGCGGCGGTGTGTTTATCCCACTTGACCGAGTTTCCGCCGCCAAGTGGTACACGCATATATTCAGCCACTGCATCAGAGACTTTCATTCTGCGAGGGGCTTTTATTGCATTTGCCATATCTCGGCGAATTTCTTTGGCACTGGCAAACATTAGTCATCCTCTTCGTTTGATGTAGATTGCTGGATATGCTGTGCCATTTGATCTCGCACATCATCAATCACCTGCTGCACTCGGATAAGTGCTTTCGGCTGCAATCCACAATCCCGTTCTAAAATATCGGGGAGCGTTTCAAGCGTTTGAACCACTGCCTTTGCCATTGCTCCCATTTCAAAAGCAACTTCAGATGCAGGGATTAATTCACCTGTTTTCTCCTCATATTTGAGGCGTTCGTTTTCTGCTTGCCAAAATGCTTTGCGATCCATTGGGGAGAGGCTATCGACATCTGCCGACATCTTTTCCGCCAGCCCTGTGAGGATTAAATCACGCAGAGCATAGAGTTTTAATTTGCTATTACTACCGAGTGCTGGATTTAACCCAGCGACTCGCTGAGATACCGTCTGGCGGTGCAATCCTGTGAGTTCGGCGATCTGATTGATGTTAAGTTTTAGATCAGATAAGTTGTCCATTTGCTCAAATCCTAAAAATCAAAACCGCCTAAAAAACAGCAACATCATAGGAAGATGATGATGCCTATAAACTCAAAAAATTGCCGAAAACCACGCCGCCTCAACCCCGTGGAAAGGGGTATCCCCTCGGGAGTACCTTTTACAAAATTAACGAGGTGCTGAATTTGCTCTTACTGCACTTAATTTAACGCCGTTGTCAGTAAGAATTTCGGCATAGTCTGTTTTATAAATGAAAATAGACTGTAACTCGCCAACCACGTTATCATCTGGAATTAATACCACTGCAACAGGATCGCCACTTACATTATCTGAACGTACTGTAGTTGCAATCTGCTCAGGGCAAACTTCTTCTTGTCCATCTTCATCGGCATACACAGCAGGTAAGTGAAGAACAGTTTCAAATGGTTTACCTTTATCTTCATCACGTAAACCTTTCTTGGCTTGCTCGATTGCTGTTTGATACGCCTCTGAATCAGCGTATGCAATAGTCGCTTGTTTAACTTGTGATAACACAAGCACCGAACCTAATTTCAATTTAATAATCATAAATAATCCTTTTGTTAATAGAACACATTGCTTAGTGATGATCTTGATACAATCAAAAGCATAACTAAGTAATGTGACGTAAATAAAAAAGGGAGCTATTACGCTCCCATATGTCATAGCGGCTTAATTCGCCAAGTTATTTAAAACCTTGTTTAGTTTGTGCCTGCCACGCTCTGATACGGTCAATCTGACTCGCACATAAATCACGCTCGCCCATTACTTTAATGAGATACTCCACCGTATCGCCGTAGGTTTTACCGCTAAATGCTGTCCGCTCGCACGGCACAAGGTAAGCCGCAGGCGGATATAAATACTCAGTACTGACGATTGTTTTGCTGGTGCAACCGCTTAATACCATCAGCAACACCATTAGGCAAATCAGCTTTAGCACAACTGTCTTGTGCCAGCATTGATGTAATTTCATTCTTGGCCATCTCCACTTTATTCCGCAGCTCATTTGCCATTTTTTGGCTTTTTTCGACCGCTTGTCGCTCTTGATCTAAGCTATCGTTTAGCCGTTGATTGGCTTTTTGTTGCTGCTCAATGGTTTGGGCTTGTGCGTGGTTCTTGGCTCTTAAGTTATCTATCATCTGAGATTGACCCCATAACCATACACACAAGCCCAAAATCACGATAGCTACTGCACCGCTAATCCAGTTAAGCATAATGCTTTCTCCTTTTCACGGCGGATTTCTAAGCCTCTTAACTTCTTGCCACCGGCGTACACCCAACGAGGCAATTCATTACACGCCCCACGAATATCGCCAGCGTTTAACTTACGAAATAAAGTGGATTTTCTCACTGTGTTACAACCCACATTAAAGGTAAGCGATACTGCCGCATCAAACGCACCTTGTGGAATAAGTTTACCGTTTCCATAGCGATTTACGCAGCTCTCAGCCATGTTTAAATCTATCGCCCAGCGGTCAGCAATCTCTGCGTCAGTATATTGGCGATTTTTATCAATTTTTTGACCGCTTGCCTCGGTTGAGCCAATGCCTACGGTTAACACATCAGCAGGGCATTTATACGGATCACGCCTACAACCTTCAACGTCACCGATAATTTCTAACCCAGCTTGACTCGTTTGGATTTCAGGGTGTTGTTCTTGAACTAATGCAATAATGGCGGTAATACCACACACAATTACCCCACCATATTTAAGCTTTTTACTCATCTGTTAGCCCTTTTTCTATACATATCCATTTTTGCTTGATGTAACTCTTCCGCTCGTGCTTCTTCACGCTTACGTCTGCGACTTTCCTCAAATCGCTGAACAAGCCCTGCAATCGCAGTCACAATACCAATGGCAAGACTGATTAACATTAAATTCTGCTGATCGCCAAGCCAAAAAAGCCAAGAGCTAATCCCCGACCAGATATAGCTTTGCGTTCCCATATCTCTCATAACATTTCTCATATTTCACCCCACTTTCGAGGCAATAAAAAAGCCCAGTCCGTTAAGACTGAGCTTTGGTTAAAAATTCTGCTAGAATACTGTTCCCCAACAAATAAACTAGCAGAGGTTAAAATGATTGAATTTACTCAAGAAAATAATTATTACAATTATCCATTTCAGGCAGATAACGGAGATACTGATTGCGATACACCATCAATAAACGCTGGTGGATTTAACCTAGTAGATAACCCACAAGACTTAGATAAAATCCCAGAAGCAACGCAATCACCAATGTTAAAAAAATTACTGGTAGATCTAAATAAACCAGAAACTCCCTTTATGACCTTAGGTTGTGCTTACTGGCTCTTCAAGGATGATCGTGATTTATCAACGGCATACCTTGAATTTTCATTTAAGGATATTGCGATAGCTAACAATCTCTCTTTTCTTCAACACATCGATGAGGAATTTGAAAAGTATTTGTCTACTCACCAAAATGAACTTGCACAAATTTACTCTGTACCACCAGAAGCATTTAACTTCGCTTCACGTCATTATTACTGGCAAATGGATAAATTTTCCTACTTCGGAAGTGCTGAACGCAATCTGATATACGTCGAGATGGCCAGTCCGCGGCATACCGATCTTGAGATTTTCCTTGATCTTCTTCACCGCTTTTTGACTGAATATTTAGTTGTTCCAACATAACATTTACTCGCATTTGGCAAGGGCGGCAGGAATCGAACCTGCAACAGACGGTTTTGGAGACCGCCATTCTACCTATTGAACTATGCCCTTAGTATTTGGTAAGCGATACAGGACTCGAACCTGTAGAACACAGAGCCTAAATCCGTTGCGTATGCCCATTCCGCCAATCGCTCAAAACAAAAAGCCCCAAGCATTTCTGCTCAGGGCGGTAAAATTCAAATTTGGTAAACATCATTTATACTACGTCCACCATTAACATAAAATATACACTTAATGGGCACTCAAATCAAGGCTTAAATTGATATTTTTTTAAATTTTTTGAAAATTTATTAGATAAAATCTTGTTTTCAAGAATATCTGCAATAATTTTTTCAGTCATTTTGCACTTTTCTTGAATAATTTCCTTCCATCTTCTTTCTTTTCGCCCCTCTCTATCCCTTAGTTGGTAGTAAATAGCTATCTGTCTTTCCGAACGCCCGAACCAATATTTTTGCTTGAGTATATCGGCTAACATTACGTCTCTTTTAGTAACGACAGTAAAAATCTCATTTAGCAATCGCCCTAACTCATCACAGCAAGCCTCTCTAGCGGCAAGTTGCTTTTCCCCCTCCGCTGATTTCATCAGTCGATAAATCATATTTACCCGACTTTCTAAATCTAATCCGCTAAATTCCCACGCCCCCCATAACCTTAGTAATTCCTCTATCCATTCTTGCTTTTTAGGCTCTAACCACTTATTTTTTATTTTTCTAGGTAACACGCTCTAACTCCTTGATAATGATTTTTCCTGTTTCACCCCAAACCTTACTTACTCTGCCGTCCCAAATTCGGCAATCATCCTCAAAAATTGCATCAAGCAACGCTTTCTCTAGGTTATCTTTATCTGGCTTCTGTTGATGAGGTTTTCCATTCATTTCCGCTTTTTTCTTCTTGCTCCAGCTTTTCGGCATCGGGATAACAAAAGTAATGTGATAGCCACTTTCAGGAAGAGAAACTTTATTAAGTCTTACTTCATCTTTAAAAGCTCGATAACGCAATACTTCAGGGCGTTGCTTCCATTTGTCGCTTCGTGTCATTCTAGGTTTACCCATTGGGGTTATCAGATATTCCCTTATCATAATTTCCCTTCTCTTCGTAAAATAGCCTGTGTACGGAAAACACCTTCTGCGTGAGCCTGTCGCACATAATCCGCCTCTAATTTGCGAGTTCTACGGTCGCACTCATCGTGGCAACTACTACAAGCCCACGCCCCGAAAATATCATCAGGTTTCATCCCCACACCGTTTAATCCTGCCATTCGATAGTGAGCTAATACCACCGTTTCAGAATTATGATTACAGATCCCCAGCAAACGAATTTGGCACTCTCTGCCTTTTGCCTCTTTGCGTAAATTAGCCACTCCAACCTCCCCTATCTTTCTTATCAATCATTATTTTTCTCTTTACCTCTGCAAAAGTTGCAATGCTTTACATATTGCATTACAATTTAAAACTTAAACAAACCACAAGGAAATATTATGGCAACTTTAAATGTACGTTTAGATGACAAACTCAAACAACAAGCCTATGCGGTATTGGCTGATCTCAACATCTCCCCAAGTGAAGCAATTCGCCTCTATTTTCAGTACATCACCGATAACCGCCGCTTGCCAGTCAAACAAGTTGTGCTTGACGATGAAGACGCAGAACTTATCCGTATTGCCAAACACCGCCTTGAAAATCCGCAAGGTTTTATTGAGGTAAACCTTGATGACCTATAAACTTGTCTTTGAAGAACAGGCATTCAAAGAGTGGCAAAAGCTCGATAGTTCCATTCGTGAGCAATTTAAAAAGAAACTCACAAAAATACTGGCTAACCCAGAAATTCCTGCAAACAAGCTCCGAGAAATTCCCAACGGCTACAAAATCAAGCTAAGAAGCTCTGGCTATCGCCTGATTTACCAAGTTGATAACGGACAAATTCGGGTGCTAGTGTTGGCTATCGGCAAACGAGAACGTAACCAAGCTTACGAAACCGCCAAAAGTCGTTTATCACATTAACTTCCCCTACGCTTGACAAACTCCTCTTTCAAGCGTAGGATTATTTACAGGGTATGGAATAACTTTCCACCCCTTAGGGTCTCAAAAGCCCTTTTATCTAACTAGGTTACTCACCCCGAATGTGTGATTTTTTTGTACCTAAATTTTAGTGGTCTAAGCCAAGCCATTACTTAGCCCATTACAAGCGGTCAAAAAACAATAATTTTTTACCAATGATCGACAGTGCGACTAATACAATACCGCAAGGGAATACGTCCGCTGGAGTTAGACCAGTTTTGAGCTGTCGATCTCCCTAACTTAAAATTAGGGTTTCTCTCAAAAGGAAATCTAACAATGACTAACCAAATCTCAACTTTCAATTTCAAATCGCACCAAGTTCGCATTCAATCATTCAACAACGAGCCTTATTTTTGCTTATCCGATGTCTGCGATGTCTTAGGTTTAAATCGCCGTAGTGCCGAAACATTTAACTTGAATGATAAGGGGTGCAATAATATTGCAACCCTTACAAACGGCGGAAAACAGGAACTCACATTCATCAACGAGCCGAACCTTTACCACATCATCTTCAAATCACGCAAAGCCGAAGCGGTCGATTTCCAAAACTGGGTCTTTGAAGAAGTGCTACCGCAAATCCGCAAAACGGGGCAATACTTTCAAACTTCCGCCCGAATTCAACCGCTTGTAGCGGAACGCACTTTCACGCACGAGATTAAAAATTCCGATGCCGTCGATATTGCTTGGCTCTGGTTTGAGGCAAAAGCGATGGCAGACTTTATCAAAACCGTTACCCCAGCCCTTGAGGCAATTCACAGCGGATACGCTCCACAAGCTCACTCAATGGGCGTAGAATACGGTAATCACATTCATCATCTCGGCAAATTGATTTATCGCCTCACGGCAGAAGCCGATTTCGGGCATAACCCAACGCCAATGAAAAAGTTAAGTGCAACGATAACCCCTAAAAAATCCGTTGCAAAATTCTAGTGAAATCCGACCGCTTGTTACCGCAAGCGGTCTTTTTTCATTCTAAAAATACGAATAAAGCTGATTGATAATGTTTTCGTCTCTGGTATTGTTAAAAACGTGCTTGATGGCTGCATTAATCAATGCTTTATAAACCTGCTCGAACTCGTCTTGTTCCATATTGGCGTAGCTTAGGCTTTTCGCCTCAATCCGCACTTGCCCTTTTAAATTCCACGTCTGCACATAAAACCCTGCCATTACGGTTAAATGCTTGCGGAAAGTGTCAAATTGAGCGGTTGGGTCTTGAAACTCCCAATCGGAATGGCTACCACCAGCAATCGAAACAGAAATTGAAAAACGCAAAGACTTTGCGATGAAATGCTGGGTTACGCTGGCGTTTGATTTCAATTTCGTACTGCTCACCATTCTGAAACGATTTCAACCGCTCGGCTTCATCGTCATTCAGTGGGGCAAGCACCCCACCTGGGAATTTCATCATTTGGTATTTAGCCATCTCTATCCCTCAATGAAAATCCAAAAGCTCTAAATACCAAATATGCTAACCACTCGAAGAAAATTAGAATCCCTAAAAATCCAATAGTAGAATTACTCATCACACTTCCCAGCCTTCATTATTTTTCATATCTGCCCAACTCCTTAATCTTATCTAACGGCATTTGGCGGGTAACTATTCCATCCACAAACGGATCGAACACCGCTACCATCGAGCCTTTATTGTTGCCTTTTACTTCCTCGTCTGTGAGCGGATTAATAAAATTAATACGTCCGCCGATAATGTCGATCACCTCACTAGCATTTTCTTGAATAACCTGATACCAACGGGTAGATTTGTCTGCCGGCAACAGCATTACTACAATATGACCGGCTTTTTTCAGCTCTGCCGCCCGTTGTACAAACGGCAGTGGATTGCTGTATGGCGGATTCACGAAAATACGCAGTAATTCGCCCCAATCTGCCACACATTCCAAGATCACATCGAGCAAGTTATCTGCCAAGAAATCCTCGGCAATCTGACCACTTAGCGTGTCTTCGTCCAAGCCTTCTGCCGCTTTGCCAATCCAGTAGCTATACAATGCGTTTTTGCCGTTAGAACAACCGTCAATGTGAAACCACGCATAGCGATGATTTAGCCAATTACGGAAATACTTCGGCGTTTGGTAAGTGTCTTTATCAAATTGTTTGTCTGTCATTTTCTATAACTCTCCCAAGTAAAATTAACTACCGCTCCTTGCTCTTCTCGCATACGGTCTAACACTCGTTCACCGATAAATGCACTTAATTCACTCTCAGGTAAGTTACTGATTAGAATAGTTGGACGCATTGCCTCATAACGATTATTGATAATCTCAAACAAAATCATCTGCTCTGATTCGCTACCAAATTGCACCCCAATTTCATCAATAATCAACAAATCTTGCTGGGAATAAAACTTAATCACTTCATCTTCACTTTGCTCGTTTGTCTTGCTCCAAGTGGATTTCACCTTACGCAAGATCCGCATTGCGGTAGTTAAAAACACTTCCGCCTGATGTTGCTCAATAATTTGGTGGGCAATCGCACAGGCCAAATGATTTTTACCAGTACCGGGGCGACCGCATAACACCAAGCCGCCGCCACTTTTGGCCCTATCTAACCACTTGTCCGCATAACGCTGGCAAGTTCTCAAGGCTAGACTGTTATAAGTCGTTTGCTCAAAATTGCTAAAACTAGCTTCAGCAAAGCGTGCAGGAATGCCAGAATTAGCACGCAAGCGGTTAATTTTTTCGGTTTTTTTCCCTAATTCAATCGCTGAAATCTGTTTTTCCAGCTCTGCCAGTTGCAACTTCACACACTCAGGGCAAGGAGTATTAAAAATTTTCTCCTGTCCTAAAATAGTAATCACACGTTTGTAATTAGTGTAGCTACCGTGTTGCTCACATTGAGCAGGTTCAGCACTATCCACAGCTCCATCTAAGGGCTTACGAAAGCCTTTAGTACTTTCAAGGCTGGCTTGAAGTTCCTTACGTTTCTCAAGCAATTCATCAAGTTTCATTGCAAGTCCTTAGCCCATTCTGGCAGAATAGTTTCACCGTAATTTTTATTAGCAAATCTCGTTTGATTCGGTCGAGAATTGCCCTGATGATAGGGTAAATTAACCGACGGCTTTTCGTCCTGCCAGCGTTGTTGGTTCAGGTAAGTGGACGGATGCAATTTATCAAATCCAAATTGTCCTCTCTGCAACCGCTGCTTGATGTCATCTATCAGCATTGATGCAAATTCACCAAGAGTAAGTTTAGTTTCCGAAGATTGATTATGTTTAACCCAAGCTTTGCGAAAAAAACCAAACGCTCTATCCTTTCCAATTTTTGGCAAACCTGCTTTCCAAAATTCATTAAATGCTGAATTATGTTCATCAGGATCGATCTTAATATTTGTATTTTTAGTAGTGTTTTTAACTTGGTATTTTGTGTGTGAACTTACTTCACTAGTCACTAGTGAACTTTCTTCACAGGTGTAATTTTTAACACTAAAAATCTTCGTACCGCGAGAGCCAGTTCCTTGTGCTAAAAGTCCTAATTCAACGAGACGATTACAGCCATCAATTACCTTGCGGTTGGATAAATTACAGGCTTCCATAAATTGAGAAACCGAAATAGCATCAGCTTCTTTGTTCCAGCCTTTGGTTTTGCGTAAAACAAACAGGTAGATCTTTAATTCAGCCCCTGACAATTCTGCCATCAGTTCATCAACCACCGCATTTGGCACTTGAAAAGAATTAGGAATAAATTTACTCATAACCCTACCACCTTATCTTGTGTAAATTCGCCGTTCCAGTTCAGTTCTTCTTCATTGGCAATTCGCCTTTGATGTACCACTCGTAAAGTTTGGCCGCCCCTTTACGCAGCAGTACAGGCTTATATGCAAAAAACGATTCTTTGCCGTGAAGAGCAATTTCGGTAGTTTCTTCGGTTAAATAGCGATCTCGAGCATAAGCGGCAACACGCTTGGCATTAGCTGCTTCATAAAGCCAACTTTTACCAATAAGATATTCCCCAACCTTTAGTGAATTAACACCATTCAAGCCTTTCACAAATTCAAACGGCGAAATACCGTTGCGGAAATAGCTTTCCATCGAGGCAATCTGCACCGCTTGTTGTTGGTTCTGTTCGGCTAAATCCGCGGCCAAACGTAAGGCTTCGGGGAGGGTTTGAGGAATTTGCTGGCTCTCTCTTGCTTGCCAATAATCGACGAGCCTAGCGGTAAATTCAGGGCAAAGTTGAGCAACCACAATATAAGTATCACGCTTGATTAGATGATACTCGGTAACGCTTTGCCCTAAATGATTTTTAACTTCCACCAATGGTGTAAGTTGAATAATCCCCTTATCTTGTAAGCGTTCAATCGTTCTCTTTACAGAGTCGTGTCGTGCTTCCACAATTTCAGCAATCTCACGACTACTCATCGTAATGCTTGATTTCTGTTCTGAAATATTTAATAATTGATTCATCGAAATTACCTTTCGTTACTTATTGATTAACCACCGCTGCAACGGTGGTTTTTTTATTGTTTATCATCTGGAAATACATCATCAAAGCTAACGCTTAGGCCAAAAGCATTTAAAGCTCTAACAATTTTTCTTCCATCTTGTAGGCTTGGTGTTCGGAGACCTGTTTCATAGTTAGCTATTCTTGGCTGAGTCCAACCAATTTTTTCAGCGAGTTGGGCTTGTGTTACATTCAGTGCTTTTCTGAAATCTGCGATTTTATTCATATAAATTCTATTTGTGATAATTTTTATCAATTAAATCACTTTTTGTGATAAATGCAAACTGCGAATTGTGTTTTATAGATATAACGTAGCGTGATATTATTAGATAAAACTCAAAGAGAGGTGCTTTATGGACACACTTGGTGAACGTATTAAAAAGTTTAGAATGGCTCTAGGCTTGAATCAGAAAGACTTTGCTGAAGCTTGTGGCAAGCTAGATACTAGAGAAAAAGCAAGTAAATGGGGGCAATCAAGGATTGGTAATTATGAAACAGGAACAAGGATGCCTGATTTAGAAGATATCCGAATTATTTCTTCGGTATTAAATATTGAACCTTCCGATCTTGCTTTTGGTTCGAGTAATACTATTCCAGCTACTATTGGAACAACTAAAGTTCCTATCATTAGCTATATTCAGGCCGGACAATGGACGGGTATTGATGATTTTCGTGAAACCTCTGGCGATTATGAATATATCCTAACCGATCTTGAGGTGTCTGAAAATGCTTTTGCCCTAGAAATCAAAGGAGACTCGATGGAGCCTGATTTTATTGAAGGAGACCGAGTAATTATTGATCCTGATGTACAACCTCACGCCGGTGAGTTTGTGGCAGCAATTAATGGCGATTATGAAGCCACTTTCAAAAAATACCGTCCGTTAGAAGACTTAGACGAATACGGAAGACAACATTTCGAGCTGATCGCCCTTAATCCGGATTACCATAAACTATCAACGCTAAAACAAGAAATCCGAATTATTGGAACAATGGTAGAACATCGTATTTATCGTAGAAAAAGGTAAGCTAGCAGTTGAATTTTATTGAGTCGCTATAGGAGTAACTTATGGAAAATTTAATTTATACTAAATTTAAAAATATTAATTTAGATGATCCATTCTTTGATAGTTTAAAAGAAGATTACAAAGAATTTACAGATTGGTTTAATAAAAAAAGAATAATGATGATGGGGCTCTTGTCTTTTTTAATACTCAAGGATTATTAGATGGATTCCTTTATTTAAAGATTGAAGAGGAAGAATTAAATGATATCACTCCTATTTTACCAAGTAAAAGAAGATTAAAAATTGGGACACTAAAAATAAACCCTCACGGCACAAGATTAGGAGAGCGATTTATTAAAAAAATATTTGACATTTCATTAGTAAGAAATATTGACGAAATCTACGTAACTTTATTTGAAAAACATACAGCACTGTTAAATTTATTTCAAAAGTATGGTTTTGAGACTAGAGCAAATAAATTCACACTAAATGGTTGTGAACTTGTATTATTTAAGAATATTTCTCAAATAACAGGCGATATCGTAAAAGATTACCCAAATACTCCAGAAGTATCAAATCGTTATCTTATTTCACTTTATCCTCAATGGCATTCTAGATTACTTCCGGATTCCATTCTAAAAAATGAAGATCCCGCACTATTAATTAAAGACACTTCTCATACTAATAGTATTCATAAGATCTACCTTACTTCTATGGAAGGAACTGAGCATTTAAAAGCTGGCGATACGTTGGTAATTTATAGAACAGCTACTGCTGGTTCAAGTGCTGAATATAGTTCAGTAGCTACATCTATTTGTGTAGTAGAGGAAGTGAGAAATATTAATGACTTTAAAACATTAGAGGATTTCTTAAAATATACACACTCATATAGTATTTTCTCTAAACAAGAATTAATAGATTTTTTTAAATCAAAAAAATATCCTGTAATAATTAGATTTACCTATAATATTGCATTAAATAAGCGTATAATAAGAAAATCATTAATTGAGGATATTGGCATAATAAGAAATCAATATTGGGGTTTTATTAAATTAACTGAACAACAATATAGAGATATATTATCAAGAGGAGATGTTAGTGAAAATCTTGCTATCCATTAAGCCTGAGTTTGTTGAAAAAATTATTTCAGGTGAAAAGAAATTTGAATTTAGAAAGACATTACCTAAAAGAGTAGATATAACTACTGTTGTAGTTTATTCTACGATGCCTGTTGGCAAAGTAGTGGGAGAATTTAAAATTAAAGGCACTCATTCTTATGAGCCAGAATCACTCTGGGAAAAAACAAAAGATTTCTCAGGTATTACAAAACATTTTTTTGACGAATACTTTTCTACTAAATCTTTAGCTCACGCTTTTGAAATTGATTCATTTGAACTATATCAAGAGCCAAAACATATTTCGGAAGTAATTCGTTCTGGAACTCCTCCGCAGTCTTATTGTTATCTGATCTAACTCAACCGCCTTCGAGGCGGTTTTCTTTTGCCTCTCCGACATTGATGCCGGAAACATCAAAACAAGAGGTCTAATTTCACTAAATTTTTATAACAAAAAAGCTACGTCAAACGTAGCTTTTATCTATTTACCGGCTAAAAATGTTTCCACTCTAAACCTTGTGTATCAAAGGTAAATTGCCCTTTTCCATAATTGTAGAAACTCGCCTCTACAATCAGCTTCTTAGATTTTTTCAGCTTATCTACAAAAGTTTTCATCGCTTTTGCATTTTCAATGAAAAGTGCATCATTGCTGCCGCCATCCGCACCAACCATTCGATAACTTTCCAATTTACCATCATCAAACTTAACGGTAATTTTACAGCTATCAATCATACAGCCATTAAACTGTCCATGAATGCTGAAAATGATATCATTGCCATATTTAGGGTCTTTACGTAGCATTAAATTCAGTCCGGATGAATTATACGGAAAACCAAAATTTATTGTATTAGTTGATCTAATTTTAGCAAAGTAAGTCGTTGCATTACGTAACTCATCTTTCTTTTGTTCATATTCCCAATTAGATTTTTCAGCGGTAACTTCCTCTTTACCGGCATCTTTTTTTACAAAGATACTATCGTAACATTCCAAGCGTTTTGCACTATCTTCAATCTTAGAACAACTTTCCCCGGTTTCGTTGGCTAAAGCAAAAGCGGGTAAACAACATAAAGTCATCAGTAGTTTTTTCATATAACCTCCATAGAAATCCTTTCTTATTTTCTCAAAAGCGTGGTTTTCGGTCTGTGATCAAGCTCGCAATCTCAATAATTATATTTTGATCGTTTAAAAAATAGGCGATTAAATCACCCCCTAAACCTTTAGAAACCAATGATTTATCACAATTAGTGATATTTTCACTAAAAAAATATCACATTAAGCATTTACAGTTAAATCACAATTCGTGATAATGGTTTCATCAAAACGAGCTAAGCTCGATGTTCTTTAAAAATCAAGATGAAATAAAAGCCCTGCGGTAACAGGGCTTGAGCATTAAGCACTATAAATAGGTGTATTGCGAGTGGTATCCATCACTAAACCAATGCAATGCAAGCAATTCTGCTTAGTTGTATAACCTTCGCTGACTGCAATAGTTTCGTGATTGACAGCTTTTAACCGCCAATACCACTGGCCATTAGCACCCTGGAAAATTTGAAAATACATAGAGGTAATCCTTATGCAAGAAGAAATGAAACGCTATGCTGTTTCTTACTACTTCGGTGGGAAACGGTGGGCAACAGAAGTTTACGCCCATTCCCTTGAAGAAGCACAAGAAAAAGTCAAAGCAATGTCCCAAGCGACAGTTGATGGCGAGATACATCTTTCGGTGTATATCCCTGAAAACCCGCTCTCAAAAATTGCAAGGTTAATTCGCAGTTTACTCCCAAATAGTAAATAAAACCATATTTCATCTTGACACAATTTAGATAAAAACGCACCGCTTGCCTAATGGTGAGATGGTATCAACAGGACGGAATGAAAGCCCAAACCAAGCGGTGTGAGAATTATCGGAAAGGTTAAGCACCGGCAGTGAATCGGGGAGCACAAACGATAATTCAAAATTGCACTACACTTAAGCCTTACAAGTATAAAGAAAGGCGAGGTAAGGCTGGCATTCTTTTATTCAATTAACGATTCAATGATTGATAAATAAATTCACAGTTAGCCTCCACCTCAAACAGCTTTCAACAGAGAGTTAGCCGGATAACCACGCTTTAGTTTTAATGTTTTCTAAAGTGTCGTTACGCAGCGAAACGAATGTAATAGAGAGCTGTTTGAGATGGTTAAAGCCATCAACGTGAATTCCACGACAAAGCGTAACCCCTGACCGCTTGGGTTAAAGCGGTAACTCCCCCAATAGCTTACTGGTTGAAAGCTGTCGGCTCATAACCGATAGATGGATAGGTTCGATTCCTACTTGGGGGACCATCCAAAACAGCTCTGCACGCACTCCTTACAAGCTAACAGTTCTTTCAAACCTTGTTGTGTAGAGTTGTTCTGAATGGCTAGTTGTGTGACTGCTACAACTTAAAAAGAGCGGTTAATTATAAAGACATAATTACTCCATAGACTTCCCCGCTTCGTGCGGGGCTTTTTTACCCAAGAGGACAATCCTATGAACAGAATGAAACAACTTGCCCCGTTTGCCTTGCTAATTTTGCTATTAGGCATTGTCGGGCAAATGGATTATGACGACCACGTACAACTCGAGCGTTACAAATGCGAACGCAATCAAGGCAGCTGGATTACTGAAAATAGCGGTAATACTCAATATTGCAAGTGAGGATATATGAGAAAACGCTTTTTATCTCCTTGGCAATGTGAAAGTGCCGACGACTATTACGAGCAATTCGAAGATGTTGGGTGTAATAGTGAAGATGATTTTGAAGAGTCTGATGATTTCGACGAAAGCGAAGATCAGAATTGTGAATATTGGCAACGTGTAATGAGGAACCATTAACTATGTTAGAACTTATTTTAAAAACCGAAAGTAAGGTACTTACCACTAACCTAAAAACATTTGAAGAGCAAGCAAATCAATACCTTGCCACGCTCACCACCACTTTTGAAACCGATGATGATTTTGCAAAAGCAAAAGAAGAAGTAAAAGAGTTAGAAGGCATTGAGAAAAAAATTCGTGAAGCACTTAAACAAACGCAAACTGGCGAGATTGCGGAACTGGTATCAACGGCAGAACAAATCGCTGAACGCTTCCGCCAAGAGCGATTAACCCGAGACAAGCTCGTTAAGAGCAAAGAAGCGGAAATTAAAAAGCAGATTGCAGATAAAGCTATTGAGAAAATTGCAGAAACTCGCAACAAGCTTGTGAAATTAAGCGATATTTCTCTCGCCCTTGAAATAACAATGCCAAAACACAGTATTGCTAAACGTATTGAAGAAGCTCAAAAGAACAAGCGGACAATTGACGGTTTAACCAAAGCAGTAAATGCAGAGGAAACGGCAATTATTAATGAAATGTCTGTAGAGATTGGGCGTTTAACCGAACGATTAGAACAGCTCAATGCAAAATCAGCTTATCTTTTCCCCGATGCCGTGAAGTTAATTGCTGCACAAGATGACCTCGCACCAATTATCCAGCAGCGTATTGCGGAAGAAGAACAGCGAGAGGCAGAAATCAAAGCCAAGGCAGAACAAGAGGCAAAAGCAAAAGCTATCGCTGATGAAATGGACACCAAACAAGCGGTCGAAAACCCGCAAAATGTGGCAAAAACGGACACCGCAGAACCGGCACAAACCAATGAGCCATTAGGCGATTTTGTGATTACTGTTCGCTTAAACCAAACGACCCAAACCAACGCCATCAGTATTGCTCGTGAGCTCAAAGCGAGATTTGGGGGTTGTGTATCACTAAATAAGGCTAAATAGATAAAATTATGATAAACTCTCTTAAGAAATTACCACTTTTATGGAGAACTTTAGTGAATCGCTTATTCGCGAGATTTAGTAACGTGGAAGGAATGAATGCAAGATCTAACGTAATTGTTAGCTTATTGTGGCTATTTTTCCTAACACTCGGTTCAACCGTAACTTATGCAATATGGGGCGACAAGGAGATTCTACTCTACTTCTTTATCGGAGCATTATCTGTGGAATTATTAAGTATTATTGTTGCGTACTTTATCTTTGTTTTTAAAGATCCAGATTGTCTGCGTTCAGAAACCTATACCTTATCAAAACTAGCTATAGAAAAAGGACAAGTCGGCGATAACCAAACAGGCTTATTAGAACCGAATAAAGCGATCGTAATTGATGTTGATAGTGCGGTAAAGGACGGCAACAATGAGTAAAAAATTTATTTTATTTGTCGATGAAGAATTTACCAAAGAAGAGCGCAATGCGATCACTGCTCACTTTAAAAATAGGTATGCTTACTGGCATTGGGTTGGTAATGTTTGGTTGCTAACCACTTCAAGAGAAGACGATACAACTAACAGCATTCGTAACGAAATGATGAGCATAGTTAATCGTGGCTCAATCGTTGTTCTTGATGTATCTCAATCATCTGGCTGGTCTGCTTTTGGACAAAAGAAAAAATTTGAGTGGTTGCATAAGAATTGGAACAAAAAGCCAGAAAGTTTTCCTGAATTAGAAGATTCAGATTTATAGTTCTAGCCCGAAGTTTTTCGGGCTTTTTTATTTGACACCGCCCCCAATTCGGATTAAGATAACCGCACTTTCAACAGAAAGTCGGGTATTGCAGTACCTGAATACATAAGGCGGAAATAATGATAGTCGCCTAATGGCGATTTTTTTATAGCCGAAAATCAGAAAATCAAACCTTTTAAAAGGGTAACTCAATTTGAGACCCCCTTTATAAAGTAGTCAATGATGGGCTGGTTAAGGAGATCGAAAGATCTGCCGTCTTCCTTGTGTAACGGTTACTGCAAACCTTAGCCAGTTCATCACCAGTTATTGCAGTAGCTTGTGATGAGTTTAGAAACAAACACAAGGAACAATAAAATGACTACATTATCATTTCAAAACACTTCTCTTTCGGTTATCAATCAGAACAATCAAATTTGGTTCTCAGCCTTAGATATTGGCAAAGCACTTGGTTATTCAAATGGTGATATCGGTGTCAAAAATATCTACAACCGCCATCAAGACGAATTTACCCCTTGTATGACAGCCCTTATTGATACTAAAACAAATGGCGGTATCCAGAAAGTCCGTATTTTCTCTTTGCGTGGCACTCATCTCATCGGAATGTTAAGCCACACCAAAGTCGCCAAAGACTTCCGCAAATGGGTGCTGGATATTTTAGATAAAGAAGTATCCGCAGGCACAATCAGCCCCGAACAGCAACAAGCTATTCAATCGGCAGTGCAACAAGCACACCACCGCACAGGGCTACACTGGCAGGAAACCCACTGCCAACCAATCCATATAACCACGTAATGACAGATTCAGAATCACGAGATTTTGATGATGATATTCCGTTTTGAATGTATAGGAACATTGTCATACTAGCCTTAAGGTTGTAAACTATTCAGAATATCAATACAACTATGGTTAAGGTTAATATGAAAGAATTTGGAAATTATTATATTGAACCAATTGAAAATCTTGGTCGTGGCTCTTTTGGAAAAGTAGATAGGGTCAAAATATATAACCGAAGCAAAACACATTGCAAAGAATACGCAATGAAAACCTTCTCCCCCGATCCTCGAATTCCTATAAATGAAATAGAAACCTTCAGAAAACGTTTCGACCTTGAAGTTGAGTGCCAAGCTCGCTGCTTTCATAATAATGTAGCTCACGTTTGTATTCACAATAGGGGCGGAACACCTTGGTTTATAATGGAATTGGCAGAATGTTCATTAGCTCAAGAATTAGAGTCTGATGATTGTTTAGAAGGTGATAAAAAATTAAGTATTGAACAAAAAATTAATATATTCAGAATGGTGCTAAACGGAATCCATTATATTCATAGCAAAGGACTTATCCATCGTGATATTAAAGCCTTGAATATTTTAAAATATGCAGATGGTACTTATAAAGTGTCAGACTTCGGGTTAGTCAAAGATATAAATCGAGACTCAACAACATTAACCGTTATCGGAAGACCTCTTGGCACAGATAAATATATGTCCCCTGAAATAAAAGATGGACAAAATTATTCGATAAAATCAGATATTTTTGCATTAGGCGTATTATTAGAAGATCTTAGTTTAACTGATGCTCTTGAGCCCATTTGGCGGAAATGTACCGAAAGAAGACCCAAAGATAGATATTCCAATGTTCAAGAAATTATCAATCACCTCAATATCCTATTGGAGGAACAATGATTCACTTACTTAGCTCATCCTCTTTTTCCTTTTCTAAAATACCGGAAAAACAAAATCAAGATAGCATACTCGCTTGCACAAAATACAATCAAGGCTATTTATTCGCCGTTGCTGATGGTGTTGGTGGCTATAAAGGCGGAGAGATAGCTTCTAAAATTGCAATCCAAAATTTAGAGACTGCTCACAACAATGTATTTTCTGCCAGCTTAGCTGAAATTAAGCAACTTGCACCGGAATATCATCAAGCCTCAACCACTTTAACTTTTGGTTATTTAACCGAAGAAGGTCTATATGTAGGTCATATTGGTGATTGTCGCTTATATATTAAATCCGGAAAAAAACTTATCCAAAAAACCAAAGATCATACGACACATCAGAAATTGCTGGATGAAAAAATTTATACCAAGAAAGAATTAAAAGAACTTTCGGGAAAAAATATCATCACTACCGCAATTTCAACACAAGTCGAAATGAAACCGGATGAATTCTTTATTCCGATGTCCGATCTTAAAGATGAGAATAATGAAGTTTCCATCTACATTATGTCAGATGGTGCTCATCATTTTTGGGAACATCGTCCACGCTTCTCTGAAAAAACAATAAACAGCATTGTGAAATTTTCGGCAGCATTACAAAAAAGAATAGAGAAATCACCTACTGACGATTACTCTCTCGTTGCTGTTCAATTTAAAATTTCAGAAACAGAGTAAGTTATTATTGACAACACCGCTTACAACGGATAGGATAACCGCACTTACAAAACACCAGCGGTTATCCGCACCCGAAAGCATAGCGGTTTTTTTATGCCTAAAATTTGCAAATCCTCAGTTCTTAGGATTTCTCTAAAAGTACAGAACTGTACCTTTCAGAGATCGGGTCGAGAGAGCGAGATACAACACATCAGAATAAGCTCCGCCGACTGGTGTCGGTAAGTTGAGACCCGATCAACCCTACTAAGGTTGTTCGAATAACTTAAATAAACACCAGAGGGCATAAAAATGTCAAATTTAACCATTCTTAACACGGCAATCCGCCAACACGAAAACCTATTCAGCTTAAACGACTTACACCAAGTCAGTGGTAATATCAAAAACCATCAACCAAGTAATTTTTCACGTTTAGAAACTACCCAAGCCCTTGTTTCCGCTATTCAAGCCGAAGGCACAGCGAACCCAATTAAAACCCTACGAGGCACACAAGGCGGCACATACGCCTGTAAAGAAATCGTCATCGCCTACGCTGCGTGGATTAGCCCACAGTTCCATTTGGTTGTTCTGCGAGCTTTCCTCAATCAGTTGGAAAATTTGCAAAAAATTGAGCAAATTAAACCGCTTGCACCACCGCCAAAGAAATACACCTTCGACTTTACCGAAGATGAACTCCAAAGCCTCGTATGGGCTTGGTTCGCTTTCGTGCGTGGTATTCACACTTTCCGCTATATCTACCCGATGTTCCAAAAGCTCGGTTCAAATATGGCAGGCGAAATCTACGGACAAGGTTTTGAGTATAGCCACACCGCACAATCGGCTCATAAAATTCTTCAGCGGATTACCAAAGACTTTGAATGCGACCCGATGACAAACTGGCGTGTACTCAAACATCTTCGCAACTTTGATCCAGCATTCAAAAAGCTAACATTCTAATACTTCCCCCTCCGCAAACTCCTTGCGTTTGACTCCGCTATTTTCTGCGGAGGGGCTTTTTACACCCAAAATTCAGATTTTTGACTAAAAAAGGAACGAACTATGCCAACCTTTATGCAACACCAAATCAACCGCCAAGCATTGAGAGCAGAATTATTAAACCTTGAGCAACGTAAAATCCAAAAAAACGGAATGCTTGAGGTGATTGAATACCGAATCAACCAAATCAAGGAAATGTTGAAATGAGTAAAGCAGAATACCTCACAGCAAAAGAGGTAGCGAGTTTGCTCGGTATATCCGCTTCACACCTTTACGATTGGGTAAGTGATGACCGCAGAAAACAGCGACCGTTCTTTCCGAAATCCAAAATGATAAGACGTTCTAATGGCGGGGACAGAAGATTAATCCACCAATGGGATAAGAAAGAGATTTTGAAGTTTATCAAGGATGCGAAAGAAAAGCCTTATTACCTGCTTTCGGAACATCAATACGAAGAGCTGAAAGCAGAAAACCGCCAAAAGAGCGAACTGCCACCCTCTGCCTTTAATGCTTTTCATAAGCAGATGTATCAACTCAAACAAAAGCGAATGGAGGCGGTAAATGGTTAGAACGGCAATATCCGCATTGCTTTTTCTGCTTGCTTTAACACTCTTAATGCAATGCAGCGAGAGCGAAGAAATCATCCCAGCTGGCGAATGTACGCCAGAGAAATGTGAATTTAAACCGACGGAGAAAGTGTGATGAAGATTTATAGCCAAAGCAAACAATCTTTAGAGCAGATTATTGATGATTTAACTGCCCAACTCCCACAAATCCAAGCAAAGCAGAAAGAGCTTGCCAAAGAGCATATCAGAAATGCTTTGAAATGCGTTGAGTTACACTAACTTATCGAAATGGCAAACGACATATACGCCGAACAATTCGCACAAGGCGAAATTGCAACTCACCACACCATCCAACAACAGGAGAAAATCAATGAAACTCTACGAAATTAGCGAAAACTACAGCAACATTGCCGACCTACTTAAAAACCCTGAACTAGCTGAAAACCCCGATGTTATCGGAGCATTGGAGGCGATTGAAGATGAGTTCAACAACAAAGCCGTGAATACCGTCAAGGCAATCAAAATGGTAGAGAGCGACATTGATACGATTGACGGCGAAATCAAACGCCTACAAGCGATGAAGAAAGTCCGCCAAAATGCCCTTGATAGCGTAAAAGACTACCTCAAACGCAATATGGCAGCCACAGGCATTTTCAAAATCGAAAGCCCATTGTTCAAAATCAGCTATGCCGAACGCCAAAATGCCGCGGTGGAGCTTGATGAAGAATTATTCCTTGCCAACAACCTCAACGAAGATTTGGTCAGTGTCAAAATCACACCAAGCAAAACGGCAATCAAAAAAGCCCTTGAAGCCGGTGAGCAGATTATCGGGGCGAGATTGGTGGATAGTCAGGTGTTGATGATTAGATAAGGGAAAACAAAATGAGCATCGCAACCCTAATTTTAGGCGAAAGTGGTACAGGAAAATCCACCAGCCTACGCAATTTCAATCCTGCTGATGTGCTACTTATTCAAAGTATACACAAGCCGTTGCCATTCCGCTCTGCCGACTGGAAACTGCACAGCAAAGACAACCCAAATGGTAATGTGTTTATCACCGACAATGCCGATCAGATTTGCCACATTATGAGTAAAACCCAACGCCAAATTATTGTGATAGATGATTACCAGTACATTATGGCGAATGAGTTTATGCGAAGAGGTAAAGAGAAAGGCTACGACAAATTCACTGACATCGGCGTAAATGCGTGGAAGATTTTCGATCTTGCTACCAAACTATCCCCCGAAAAGCGAGTATATATTTTGGCACATACCCAAAATGACGAGTTTGGACGAACTAAAATTAAAACCATCGGAAAAATGCTTGATGAGAAAATCACACTCGAAGGTATTGTCACCGTCTGCCTACGCACTCACGTTGCAGATGGCAAATATCATTTCTCCACCCAAAACAACGGCTCAGACACCGTCAAAAGCCCAATGGGATTGTTTGAGAGTGATTTAATCGATAACGACCTCAAGGCTATAGATGATGCCCTTTGCGAATACTGGGGTATTCAAACTGACAAACCACAACCAACACAAGGAAAACCACAATGAACCAACCAATTTTCACCTATGACCAAAACGCTGCACTGAAAGCCGGTCAATCCTCGTTCATCAACGAAACGGGGGCTTACGTCGGCAAAATCACCACCGCCAAATGGACACAATCCCAAGGCGGAGCGAAAGCCTTAGAGCTGAGTTTTGAAGATGAAAACGGGGCGAAAGCAGACTATCTCTCGATTTACTATACCAACAAAAATGGCGAGCAGTTGCAATATGGATCGAATATGATTCAGGCAATTATGGGTTGCACCGGCGTGAAACAGCTTACACACTCCACCTACAACGGCAACCAAGTCGCTCCTGAATTAACTGATAAGCGAATTGGCTTAATGTTGCAGAAAGTGCTACGCCTCAAACAAGACGGTTCAGAAACGCATAGTTTCCAAATCCTCTGCCCATTCTCGGCAAACAGTCGTAAAACCCTTACCGAAAACGCAGAAAACAAACCGGCAGAACGAATTGATTGGTTGGTCGCCAACACCAAAGACAAAGACGAGCGAGCCAAATCCAACAATCAACAAAATCGCTATGCGACACAACAGCAATACTACGCCTCAACCCAGCCAGAAGGACAATGGGACGGCTACGCAGACCACGAACGCCAGCAAATGAGCCAACCGCCGCAGCCGACAAATAACTTCGATGATGAAATCCCATTCTGAATTACAATTTTACTCAAACCCTAATTAGGAGAACCCAAAATGGCAAAAACAAATGTACCTGAATTTTTAGATGAATTAGATTGCGGTATTTTCAAAGACAAGCTGGCAACTGCTCTTTCAGAAGTAGCGTTAGGCGTACTTACCCACGATAAGAAAGGGAAAGTTACGGTTGAATTTAGCTTGTAAGTTTTTGACAAAAATTGACCGCTTGTTTGAATACAAGCGGTTGTTTAGAAGAAGGATATAACGATGTTCTCAGAAAGATTCCTAGATAGTGTAAAAAATCATAGCATTACCATTATTCAAAATAGTGATGATACTAAAATTTTCCAAGCCTCAATCCCGAATGAAGGTAGCCACTTGGCATTTACTGTAATTTATCAATCAAACCGAGTCATTATCACTGGTGATATGGGTAGCTTTGTACTTGGTGGATTATTAAATCCGTATGGTTTTTTCCTAAAAAATCAGTCTGCATTCGGTTTTTATTATATGGCGAGTAAGGTGTTAGCCGAAGATCGTAACTTCCGCACACATATTTTTGACGCAAATCAAGCTCAAGAAATGGTTGAGGGACTATTTAAAAGCTATATGGAAGATAGAGAATTTGATGACTCTCAAGAAGAAATACTAGATGAATTGCGAGATAAAATCGAAAGTATAGATTTTAGTTCTCAAATTGAGGTTGAACGATTCTTATATGAGCTAAGCTCCGACGAATGGGAAATTTTTGATGAACTTGATATTAATGATTTTAACGTGCTTAGTTACCAATTCATGTGGTGTATTCAAGCAATTATTTGGATTACTAGAAAGATAAGCGTACTTTAAAGGAAAACATTCTATGAAAACAACCCAAGATATTTTAGATGAACGTGAACAACAACACGGAAGTTATGACACTTTCACACAGATTTATGGCGGTTTCCGTGAAGTAAGCGATCCACACGCAACAAAACTCAACTGGAGACAACGAACATCTGTTGAAATGCTGCTATTCAAAGCCTCTCGCATTTTAAATAAGGGAGCAAACCATCAAGATAATTGGCAAGACTCAGCAGGCTATGCCCTCTTAGGTGGCGGTATTTATACCCCTCAATCATCAGACAATACCAAAGATTTACCAAAACCATTAACAGATAGCATTTATCCCGAATCACATCTTGATAAAAATGAGGTATGGCGGCTGGATTTAGAGTTTGAAACGAAAGAGCAGGCTGTAGAGGTACTTGAGGCATTAGCGGGTAGAAAATCAATTGATTAGATGTAATAGAAAATAACTTACTGTGTTCATTGAAATAACAGATTATGACTTTATATTGATTATTTCGTAAACCTTTATAACTTCCACTAAGGAAATAAAATGAAATCAGTAAAAACAGCATTGAAAAATCTAAAAAAGCTTATTGATACCAACATAAATAAAAAGTATCAATGGCTAGATACAATCACATCAGTTGAGATAATGCAGGAAATAGAACAGCTTTGTGTATCACTGGATAAATTTGATGAAATAAATCGTCCGTTAGAAATTGCTTATGCTAAATATATTTGCCTTAAGCTCATTAAAAATCTTGAAAAGATACTTACAAAAGAGAGAAAGTCCAAGCAATGGCCTAAAAGAGATACTCTTTCTTTTGTTGCTCACTTAATTAAGTTGCGTTTAACCATTAAAGAACTTTATTTAATTGAAGTGAAAGGTGAACTTCGGAGTGAAGAAGAACGACAAGCAATTTCGGCTGATATTACCAAAATCAAAGCAAACTTATCTGAACATATTGCTTTAGAACAGCAACTTATAGAGGATAAGCAAGAGCTTGCTAAATTACAAAGCACCCTTTCTACGTTACAAACCTCTTATGAAGAAGCACAAGAGCAAGCAGAGCAAATCACTGAATGGCATACAGAATTATCGCCTATCAAAGATAATCTAATTGCTAGTTCTGATACAGCAACAAAACTTTTGGGTAACATCAGCACTCTAGCCAATACAGCTGAACAAGCTAAGCCTAAAATAGAACAATACCATAAGGAGATCGAGACAATGATCAAATTATTCAAAAAGCAAAAAGAAGAAATCCAAGAGATTATTGAAGATGCCAACCGTGCTAGTATGGCGGGTTCATTCAAAAAACAAGCTGATGACATTAATACTAAAATGAAATGGGCAGACGGCTTTTTAATTGGTTCTCTCATTATTACTGCAGGGATTTCATTATGGGGATTTAATTCAAGCCTAATTACACAAACTATATCAGATGGGCAAGTCCAAACGACATTTGATTGGATACAATTCTTTGCTAAATCAGCAATATCATTACCTTTCTTGATTGTTGCGTGGATTAAATCTAAAGAACGAGCCTATTTATTCCGTCTAAGAGAAGATTATGGCTACAAATATTCTTCTGCGATGGCATTTGAAGGGTATAGAAAACAGGTTCAAGAGCAATCACCAGAATTAGAAGAACAATTACTGCAAATTGCGGTAGATAATCTAGGAGCTAATCCAACAAAAGTCTTTGAAAAAGACCTTAAAAGTACGCCTATAGAAAGTATCATTGATGGTGTTGGCAAACGTTTTGACAAAGCTGTTGATGGTATTAAAGGACAAGTAAATAACATTCCTCAAAAGACCAAAGAGTTGATTGATGAATAAAATCTAATTGACACCGCCAACACGGATTAAGATAACCACACTATTTCTGAAAGTCGGTTATTTTGCTCCGATACAAAGCGGTTTTTTTGTACCTAAAATTTAGGTATTGCCGGTTATGGCGGGTCGAGAGAGCCTAATAAAATACCCGAAAGGGGAATAAGCTCCGCCTTCTTTCAGAGGTAGTTGAAGCCTGCCACCTACTAAGTGGCAATCATTAACTAAACTGAAAGGTACAAACAATGTCAAATTTAACCATTCTCAACACATTAAAGGAGCAAATCAATGTGGAACATCACTAAACGCCCCTTTGAGAAAGAAACCTTAGATGATTGGGCAAAACTCTCGGTAGATGTTGCAAAGGTTGCAATCTTGGCTATTCCTGTTATTCTATATGGCAGAGACCCTGTTACAATCAAACTTATCAATACCATTTTACTTGGCATTGGCGTATATGGCGGATTATTCGCAGGGCGTAAATTTAGAAAGATGAAAGAGGAGATGCAATAATGGGATTAACATTCGGATTAGCGGTGTTTGCCGCAGTCATGATCGGTTGGGCATATTTTGCTAACCACGTCGAAAAACACTAAGAATTTTCAAAAGCCTGTTTACAATACAGGCTTTTTTATTTGACACCGCCAAACTTCGAATTAAAACCCAACAAAAAAGGGCTTACGCCCCTTTTGCCCGGTACATTTCGCATAATGTTTTTATTGCTTGAGGACGGGAAACGCCCAATTCAGCACAAATAGCGTCAAATTCATCGGCTACTTCAGCGGATAATTGCATTAAAATACGCCGTGCTTTACCTTCCGCTAAAGCTTTATCATTTAATCGTCGGGCAGTTTCTGCACGCAATTTACGAGAATGTTCAGTTTGAGCGTTTGCCATTTTGCTACCTTTGGTTGATTTTTAAAACGGAAATTGTTATATTAGGAGCCGTTGGGGGGAGTACCAGTCCCCCCGCAGGGTTATCCATTAACTAGTAAGCATTTGTGCTTACCACCAACAAGATAACTAGGATTACGATTTTCCAAAACATCATCCTAGCTCCTTTTTTGAATGCCCGATTTCAGTCGGGCTTCTCATTTTCAGAACCATTCTGAAAACAATTGCATTATATAAATAATAGAATAAAAACACAAGTATTATTTATATAATTTTAGCTATTGACAACAGAAAACATTTAACTTACTATTCCGCCAACGGTGCTCAACACACCTTGACTAACAGCGGAATATCGCCGCCCAAGTGCGTTTTTTTTGTATCCTGATTTTATGATCGGGTGGCGTTCCGTACATACAATACCGCAAGGAAAAACGGAAGGCTGTCTGTTAGCAGTGTTGAAGCACCCGATCGCCCTATCTCAACAATGGGGCTTGTAATAAAATCTAACAGAGGATACTCATCAATGACTACGCCAGTCCAATTTAACGCATTCAATTTCAATTCATCTGCTGTTCGTGTCATTATCGATCCAAATCAAGAACCGTGGTTTTGCGGTGCAGATGTTTGCCGAATTTTAGGTTATGTAAATGAAAGCCTTACTCTTCAAAAACACTGTAAAGAAAATGGGGTATCGAAACGATACCTCACCGATAAAATGCAGAGACAACAAGAAGCGATCTTCATCAACGAACCAAACCTATACCGACTGATTATCAAATCACGCAAACCCGAAGCGGAAAAATTTGAAGCGTGGGTATTTGAAGAAGTTCTTCCACAGATCCGCCAGACGGGTCAGTATTCGCAAAATAATCAACAAATCGCACCGCTTGCACCACCAAAACCAGTCGAGAAAATCTTCAACCACAACATCATCAACCACGAAGCAGTCGATTTAGCGTGGTTATGGTTCGAGGCTAATCATATGGCTGGTTTCATTAAAAAGATTACGCCAGCATTAGAAGCTCTAGGCAGTTCATACGCTCCAAAAGCTCATTCCATCGCTTACGAATACGGCAGACACTTACACGACATCGGTAAATTGGTTTATCGCTTAACCGCTGAAGCAGACTTCGGGCATAACCCCAGACCAATGCGTGAACTCGAAAGCCATTTTGCTAAACCGACAAAATCAGTGCGTATAGCTAAATTCTAATTGGTAAAAAATTCACAAAACCCGACCGCTTGTAAAACATCAAGCGGCGGTTTCCTGCACCCAAAATTCAAGGATTAGATGATGAAATACGCAAAAATCATTCTATTTTTAACCGCCTTTGCTATCTCTGCTGACTACTTAGAGTTAGGCAACGACTGCGACGGCAAAATTTGTACTGCACCACGTTAATTTAACCCAATCCCTCTAAATGAGGGATTTATTTTAGGAGAGAATATGAACATCTACACTGATTTTCTTTCTCGTGAAGAGATTGAATTTATTACACAATGTAAGCAGAAAAATCCGATCAAAAAACAGCTCAACATTATGGGCATTCCATTTAAAGAAAATGCAAATGGTTTCCCTGTTGTCCGCCGTGATTATGCTCAAACTAAACAGCGTAAATCTATTGCAACGAATGATTCTGACTGGGTATCAAATGCACTTAAAGCGTAAGTTAAGAAGAAGGAGGCACTTATGGCACGCCTTCGAAAATATGAAAATAATGGATTGCCACAAAACCTACTCTGCCGCCGCAGAAAAAGAGCGAACGGACAAATTATAGAATACTACTTCTAAGTGCTTGCCAACGGTAAAGAAAAATCCCTCGGCACAAATAAATACGAAGCTGTGCTAGAGGCAGCTAAATTCAATTTTGAACATAGCAAAAAATCCCCAATCATTTTATTTATTGACGTGGTAAAACGCTATGAGTTGGAAATTGTCCCTACTAAAAAAGCCAAAAACACTCGGCAATCTAATTTACAAGCCATTCGCTGGTTATGCAAATTCTTTGGTGATCCACCTGCTCCACTCGAAAAAATCGAACCCAAACACATCAGTCAATATTTGCAGTGGCGAAAAGATACGCCAGCGATTGCAAATATTGAGGTGGGATTGTTCAATACGATTTGGAATATGGCAAGGGAGTGGGGATATACAACGCTTCCAAGCCCCTCTCAAGGCGTGAAAAAATTCCCAACTAAATATCGTGAGGTTTATGTGGAAGATTACATTCTTGATAAAATCTATGAGTTTGCTGATGAACGAATGGCAGATATTATCGAAACAGCGTACTTGCTAGGACAAAGACCGATTGATATTTGTAATATCCACCGCTCACATATCTATGACGGCATACTGCACATTACTCAGCAGAAAACTGGAAAGAAAGTTCGATTTGAAATTAGCGGACGACTAAAGGAAATACTAGACAAACGGCTACAAGATGAAATCGATTGGATTTTCCCGAATAAATGGGGAAGAAAACTAGAACGGCGAAGTCTAGGCGACCATTTCAAGGAAATAAGAGAAAAAGCAATGAAAGCCTATCCAGCCCTTGCTGATGAAATCGGAAAGGTACAAATGCGTGATATGCGAGCTAAAGCAGCCACCGATATTTCACTCTCCGCTACCGATGAGCAAGCTCAAAAACAACTGGGGCATACATCAAAACGAATGACCCAACACTACATCAGAAAAGACAAAATCCTCAAACCTACCGATGAAATCACCTAA